GGGTACCTTAATTTCACCCCCCGTCATCGCCTGGCCCCTCCCCTACCCACCCCGCCCCTACCCTTCCGGGCTCAAAGAGATTCCTTACCTCCTCTTCCTTCAAACCGTAGGTCAAAGGTCTTGTCCGGCGACCGGAGCGAAGCGACCTGGTGATCGGACGGTTCACGCTCGCTCTGCTCGGACAGGAGTCGCTTCGCTCCATTCGTCGGAGGGGATTTCAAGCTACGCTTCAGCGATTGATTGAAGGGAAGGCGCTTCAGGCAGTGGGAGAGGCGCTGGCCCCTTGCTGCGTCTCTTGGGCTCAGTGCCCTTCGTTGGCAGCGGCTTGTTGTTCAAGACTCGCAAGCGGTCTTCTAGCTTGTCATAGGCGATTGCGCATCTAGCACGGTCGGCAGCAATTGTTTTAACATTTTCGATGTCTTTCAACAGAAGCCGTTGGATACCAATGATCAATTTGCGGGGATTGCGAGGGCCGTGAGAGGTTCTGAGGGCAGACATGGCCTTTGCATCGTCGGAGGATAGCTTTCGCATGGTGGGAACGTAGCGGAAAGCAGGGCATTTGGGCTAGTGCGTATTTAATTAACGGCTTGACTGTATTTAATTAAGGTGTAGAGTGTGGGCAGTTGATTGCGGTAATTAGGCCAATGTCAACGCTTTAGGAAAAGACTTATGACGAACAATATAATGTGCGGAATGAAGGGGAGGAATGCACCATGAAGGATTTGCTGTTCTGGGCTGTTGTAGGGCCGCTGCTGGCCTGCTGGCCGATGGTGGTGGGAAGCGTGCTGCTGGCGGTGACCGTGGGCTGCATGGCGGTGATTGTGATGGATGCGGGAAGCAGGACGGTGATCGGGGGTGCCAAGTGAAGCGCAAGGACAAGCTGAGCTTGTGGCCGATGGTGCTGCCGTGGTGCTGGCTGCTGGCCGTGCTGGCGGTGATCTGGATTTCGGGTGGGTGCAAAGGGGGTGCGCGATGAGTGCGGCGAAGCGGTCAATGGCTGTTCAGGCGGCGATCAAGACGAAGGGAGCGCCGACGGTTGTGGAGATCATCGCCGACGGCTTGGATGCGGTTGCTGATGGCCGGGGGTTCGGGGGTGAGCATCTGGAAGCGGTGAAGCTGGCCAATGCGTCGCCCAAGCTGTTGTCGGCGCTGCGTTGTGCCGTGCTGCAAGATCCGTCGAACTGGCGCGAGATTGCGCGGGCAGCACTGGCTGAAGCCGAGAAGGGGGCGCGATGAACGCCAAGGAGCTTTCCAACTGCTGCCACCGGCAGGCGCGGATCATGTTCGCTGGCTTTGACGGGAAGCAGTATCACGGGCGCATTGTCGCCGTAGCCAATGGCGTCGCGCACGTCGAGTATCGGCGGGCCGGACAATACGGCGAACCGCTCACGGCCTACCTTGAGCGCAAGTCTTGGGATCGACTCACCCTTGCACCGTCCGAACCGTCCGAAACTCCCGTCGAACCGCTGGAAGAGTGGACGGCCATCAGTTGCGCCGGAATGCTGATGATCGAGGTAAGGGGCGTGAAGCCGGTTGCGGCAGTGCTTGGCCTGTATGAGCGCCGGGAAGAGTGCTTGCGCAACGCGGCGCTGATTTGCGCGGCCCAAGAGATGCGCCGGGCCTTGGAACGCATTGAGAGCAACGCGGCGGAGTCGCCGGAATGGATTCGACGCACGGCGGGCGAAGGCTTGGCCAAGCTGAAGGGAGGGGCGCTTTGAAAGTCATGATCTCCAAGTTCGCCGGGCCGTGCATTAACTGCGCGGAGCGGATCAAGGCCGGGCAAACGATCAAGTTCTTCGGCCGGGGCAAGGCTGCTCACTTCAGTTGCGAAGCGCCGGACAGAGGCGACGAGGACGAAGGCGAGGAAGGGGAGGACGAGCGGGCAGGCTTTGAGCCCGGCACGCTGGCCAATGACCGCAGAGCTGCAAGGCGCGGGCTCAGCGTCACGCGCTTTTCATCGGGCGAGACTGTGACGCGTTGCGGCTGCATTGATTATCCCTGTTGCGGCTGTTGACCTATGCGTTGCCTCACTTGCAAAAAGGTCAAGCCGCTGTCCGCGTTTTACCTCTACACGGCAAAGAGGCGGCACGAGTACCGGCCCGGCGCACGGCGTCCGAAGTGCAAAGCCTGCCAGCATGAAGCCCGCAAGGTGCATCGCCGCGCCCATCCTGTTGAAACGGCCAAGGTGGCATGGCGGGCCAAACTGAAGCGCGTTTACGGGATCACGCCGGAGCAATACGACGCATTTCTTGAGCTGCAACGCGGGCGTTGCGCCATCTGTGAGCGTCCTTCACCTGATGGACGGCGATTGCACATTGACCACGATCACAAGACAAAGCGCGTACGCGGCCTGCTCTGCCATGACTGCAACCGGGGGCTTGGGATTTTCAAAGACAGCGCCTCCCTGCTTCGCATGGCCCTGATGTACCTCGCCGACTCATGGGAGGGCATTCGATGAAAACCATCTCCTGGCTTCACGCGCTCCTTGTGAAATGGGATCTGCTGAAGCCCGAAACGCTGGCGGACAAAAGCCGTCACACTTCGCCGGCTGCGGTTGTGCTAGTCGCGATGCCGGAAAGGGCAACGCCACGGCCGGCGAAGCCGAAGACACCACGCAAGCCCGCAGCGCCCAAGGTGCCCAAGGTGAGAGCGCCCAAGCCCGCGCCAGCAGTCGATCACGCGCTGGCGGTAAAGCGGGAGCTGCTCAACCTCGTTGCCGATGCGCTGGGCAACGCGCCGGTTGAGCCGGACGCGGAAAAGCCCAAGGTGACCATTGCGGCGAACGGCTCAACCTACGTGATCCGAAACACCGTTTTCGCACTTACTGAATTTCAGACGCGGCTTGAGAAGCTGCAAACGTCAGTCCGGGTACCAGGCGTCCCCCTGGCTGCGCGTTCCTTCAAAGTCCACGCCCCATCCCTAGAAAAAACGACACCATGACGACAGCGACTTATTCACCAGACGACAACAAGCTGCGCCTCTACTCAACCGAGCGGCTCGATCCGGAAACATACGCCAAGGTAAAAGCCCACGGGTTCAAATGGGCACCGAAGCAGGAGCTTTTCGTTGCGCCCATGTGGACGCCGGAGCGGGAGGATCTGCTTCTTGAGCTATGCGGCGAAGTGGGCGACGAGGACACCACGCTTGCCGAACGCGCCGAGCAACGCGCCGAGCGGTTCGACGAGTACAGCGACAACCGACGGGAGGACGCGGAGCGGGCACGCAAGAGCGTGGACGCCATCGCCAGTCACATTCCTTTCGGACAGCCGATCCTTGTCGGACATCACAGCGAGAAGCACGCCCGGAAGGACGCCGAGCGGATCGAAAACGGGATGAGACGCACGGTGAAAATGTGGGAGCAGTCCGAATACTGGAAGAGCCGGGCGGCCGGTGCCGTGCGTGCCGCGAGCTACAAGGAGCGGCCGGACGTTCGCGCCCGGCGGATCAAGGGCATTGAGGCGGACAAGCGCAAGCGGGTGAAGTGCATTGACGACGGCGAATATGCGCTGCGCTTCTGGCGCGGCGAACTGAAGCTGAAGAGCAGGACGACGGGCGAGACTCGCCCCCTCGTCATCAGCGAGGAGAACAGGGTGGAGGTTTGCAGCGCCCTGGGCAACCTGACGCGCCCTGGCAATCCTGGCGTCTGCCGTCATCCCACATTGAACCAGTTTTGGTCCGCGTGGGATGTGCTCAAGCCAGACGGCGAAAGGTACCGCGACTGCCCATCGATGACTGTCGAGGAATGCCGGCTGAAGGCCGAGAAGGTTTACACCGCAGCGAACGCACGTCATGCCCGCTGGGTGTCGCACTACGATCACCGCCTGGCGTACGAAAGAGCCATGCTCGCGGCCGATGGTGGTACAGTGGCGGACAAGATCGGCCCTGAAGTGGGCGGTGCGTGCCGATGCTTGGTAAACCGGGGATGGAGCAAGATCCAGAAGGTGAACAAGGTTTCAGTGACGCTCCTGGACAACTGGGGAAACACAAACGCGGACGGATCGCCCACGCGTGACTTCACCCGGATAATCCCGTTCGACAAGCTGGCCGGAATAATGAGCAAGGCCGACGTGGATATTGCCCGGCTGCAAGGGCGCGTTCGTGCCGAGACTGCCCGCGCCTTTGAACTGGCGGACGCCACGCCACCCAAGCCCAAGGCCGAGCCGGTGAAGGACGCGGCAGCCGAAGAGACGGGCGAAGCTATCGACGCGATGCGGGCCACGCTCAAGGCTGGCGTGCAAGTCGTCGTCTCTCACCAGTTGTTTCCCACTCCCCCGGCCCTGGCTGAGCGCCTCGTTGCCCTGGCTGACATCAGGCCGAAAATGGTTGTACTCGAGCCGAGCGCGGGCACGGGGAACATTCTGACTGCGATCTGCAAACAAGGCGACGGCCTGCCCGTGGCCGTGGAGATCAACGCCGAGCTGGTGAAGCGTTTGAAAGGTGAGTTCCCGATCACTCCGATCCATTGTGCGGACTTCCTCACGTTCAGCCGTGGCAACTGGCCCGTGGATCGCATCGTGATGAATCCTCCGTTTGAGCGCGGCGCGGACATCGCCCACATTCGGCACGCGCTGACGATGCTGAAGCCTGGCGGCCGTCTCGTCGCCATCTGCGCGAACGGACCACGGCAGCAGGAAGAGCTTCAGCCGATCTGCGACGAGTGGATCGAGCTTGAGCCCGGAGCCTTCAAAGAATCCGGGACGATGGTCAACACGGCGATCTGCGTGATTACCAGATGAACTTTTCCACCGGAGAAAACGAGGCAGCCATGAATTGCAAAAGCACTCCTTCACGTCACGGGTTCAAGCCTGCTGCGCGGACAATGGAGGTATCCGGCCGCCCGGATCACAGGCTGTCGGCGGTCGGTAACGCCATCCGGTGGAATTCACTATGAAAATGAAAACCAACTGCAAAAAACCGACGGTGCCCTGCGGGGTGTGCGGCAAGTCCACGACGATGACAGGTACGAAGCGTTGTGATCGTTGCTGGGAGCTTGAAGGGCGGATCAAACGCGATCCCGAACTGGCCCGGAAAATCCTGAACACGCTCGTTGAGCCGGAGAAAAAAATTATTCTCTCCTTGCAAAACGGTTCTTAATTAAATACAGTGCTTTCGCAGTGCGGTTGTGGGAAGCGGCAACGCCCCAAAGGTTTATTCAGCGGTTCGTCCCGCGTGTCTTTGCCTCTAAACAACCGCACCGCTTTTTAGAAAAAGACCATGACGATCATTCAACCAACAACCCCCCCGCACCCCATGAAACTCCGCCTCCTGTCCATTGAACTTCAGCCATCGTACTCCGACAACGCCGGGCAGTACGTCGCAACCATCGCCTACGAGGATCGCAACAAAAGCGATTTGAAGATGGTTCTTCACCCCGACATCTCCGCCCAACTTCTGAACTACATTGGCCCCGTGCTCACGAAGTTCGCGGCCAGGGCATCCAAGGAGATCGAGGAAAACATTCTAGCCTCGCTGGCCGAAGTGAAGAACCTCCCCGAAATCCCTCTCTCATCTTCAGCCGGGGAGCCCTGCCAGCATTCCTACGTTGAAGGCTCAACCATTTGCACCATCTGCGGATCATGAGCGCGGCGCACACTGCGGGGATGCTCGTTGTGTCCGGCAGCAGCCTGGTTACTTCCGACGACAAGTTTTGCATCGCGACGATTGAAGACGATGGCGGGTATGAGGCTCCTGCTGAACAGCGCGAAGCCAATGCGCGACGCCTCGCTCACTGCTGGAACACGCACGACGATCTGATCGCCACCTGTCGCGCTGCCTTGGCCCGTCTCGAAGCATTGGACGCAGAGCGCAGTGAAGCGGGCAGGCTTCTGCGGGAGATGATCGACAAGGAGACGCCATGACTCTCGTCGAGCTGTACGATCAGCTTGATCGACACGACTGGTTTCACCAGATGAGCGACGATAAATCCGTCTGGAAACGAGGCGCGGCAGAGTCGGCCCGGCTCGTCACTGAAGCAGCGAAGCTCAAAGGAGGAGCCGCTTTGCTCGTCGCATTTCAGCAGCATCATTTCAGCGGCCCGCCGTGGAACACCGAAAGAAAGCCCAAGCCCGAAAGACCAAAAGCATGAGAAAGAAATTCACCCTGCGCTGTACCTACTGCAACCCGCAGCACTGCGGGTTCACCCTCTTCGATCAACATGGCGCAAACTGCGGGACGATCACCGTGCGCCGCATCGATGTCGCCGATTTCATCGCCTTCGACTGGGATGGCGACGTTGACTGGCGCGAACATCGCCCGGAGGAGATCTCCAAATGATCACTAAGGCTTTCGAGCTGAGGGATCGCGGGACGTTCATTCCCGTCATTGCGATCAAGATGGTGCCATCTGCGCACACGCCGGATCAGCCCGTCGCAGAGGCATTCCTTTTGCGCCGCGCCGGTTTCGGGTTCGATGATCCCTGCATCGTGCTCTGCCGGATGGAATGTTCCGGCGTGGATCGCAACGCGACTTACGATGCGTTTTCCTGGGGAGTGAACCCGCGCACCTTTCACGTCGCGCATCTTCACCTGATGGAGAATTTCGACGCGCTCGAAAGCGGAGCGGTGATCGATGTCGAATTCATCCTTGGAGAGACGGAGCAACCAAAGATCAGCGAGCGACTCACATGAGCACACTGACTGCCGATGCGGTGAATGCGATCTTCCTGGACTGCCTTTTCACCGAAGAGGAGACGGCTGGCGGCCCGCCCGCTGGCATGGTGCTCGTCGAAGGAGTGGTCAACAGGTACGGGCTTCACCCCGTCCGTCTTGAGAGCCATCGGGCCGAAGTCACAGAGCTGCTCAACGAGCTGCCCGAAGAATTCCAAGAGGCCAAGGGCGGAGGATGGAGCTTCCTTCAGGCGTGCGTCACGCAGCGCGGGGATCAATGGGGCGAGCACGTCCACATTGAGCAGCTCTTTGTGATGGCTATGGGCCTGGGCCTGGGAAGGTGGGTGATGCCGCGCTCCATGTGGCGAGCGTTCCCCGGCTCCATGCCTTACTTCGTAATCCTCAACCCCAAAAAACCATGAGCCTCTACAACATGCTTTTTGGCCGCACCCCGAACGCGGCCATCTTCCTAACTCTGCTCGATCTGAAGACGGAAGACTGCGGGCGCTTCCGCGACTGCTACCCGTCGGATGACGGGACGCGGATCTACATTTACACCCGCAACGGCGGCGGTAACCGCGAGAGCTACATGCCCGATTTCTCGAAGCACCCGCAATTCTTGGAGGACAACGATGACGAGTTCGACTCCACCTATGCGACGCTGACATTCGAGACGCCGAAAGAGGCCGTTGAACTGGTGAAGGAGCTGGCGGACAAGACCAACACCACTCCGCCGGCTGAACGCTGGGCGAAGCTGCTGAAGGACATGGAGGACAAGAAGAGCAACGCGGCCGTGGCGCGGGCGATGGAAGTTGGCGCAAAGATTTTCGAGGTGATAACGGGCGACGGGCCGGGCGGGCCGGTGGCGACGCCGGATGGATCGGTGACCGTGACGAAGGTCGAGACGCGGGCTCAGCATTTGGAATGGTGTAAGAAACGCGCCTTGGAGGAACTCAACCGGCGCGGAGACGTGCGCGATGCGTGCAGGAATGCCTTCGCCTCGATGGGCAGCGACTTGGGCAAACACCCGGAGACGGAAGGCCACATTGCGATCCAGCTCGGAATGTCGCTGATGATGGCCGATCAGCGGGAAGCTCACGACAGGGAGGCGATGCGGAAATTCATTAACGGATTCAACTGACTTATGAGCGATCAACCTACCGACATGGCCATTGTGCCACAACACCAGCAAACGGCCGTCACGCGTCCTCAGGACAACGCGATGGCCGTTGCCGACATCCTCCAGCAAGTCCGGCTCATCCAAGACGTGATGGCCAAGGTGATGCAGGAAGGCGTGCATTACGGCACCGTGCCCGGCTGCGGTGACCGCAAGACGCTGCTCCAGCCCGGAGCCCAAAAGCTCACCATGACGTTCCGGCTGGCCCCTGAGTATCACATTCAGGAGACGAACCATGAGCGGGGGCACAAGGAGTACCGGGTAATTTGCACGCTCAAGTCCATCCAGTCCGGCAACTTTGTCGGCCAAGGCGTCGGCTGCTGCACAACCCTTGAGGGCAAATACCGTTGGAAGGGAGGGGCGCGGAAGTGCCCGGAATGCGGCAAGGAGACGATCATCAAGGGCAAGGCCGAATACGGCGGCGGATGGCTCTGCTTCGCCAAGAAGGGCGGATGCGGCGCGAAGTGGGAGGATGGGGCGAAGGTGATCGAAAGCCAGTCCGTCGAGAAGGTTGAGCACGACAGCCCGGCCGATTACTACAACACGGTGCTCAAGATGGCCAAAAAGCGGGCATTCGTGGACGCTACCATCACGGCTACAGCCTCTTCCGACTTCCTGACTCAAGACATTGGCGACGACGACGGGCCGCCGGCTGACGATCACCCTCCTAAACGCCCCGCAGAGCGACCGGCCGCGCCTACCCCTCAGAGACCGGCGCAAGCTGCGAAACCGGCTCCTGCCCCCCAAGCCGCTACGGCAGCCAAGGCTCCTGCGACTCCTGCCAAAGTCACGAGTGAGGAGGAATGGGCATCGTTCCTTGCAGCTTGCAAGGCGCGGCTCCTCACGCTCATCACTCCCGACGATGAATGGGCCTGGTGGAAGTACGGCACGGATGCCGCCTGGATTCTCCCGAACGAGAGCCTGGCCGATGCTCAGCCGGCGAAGATGTTCGAGGGATTCGACCGTGCAAATTTCAAGGAGAGCGTGAAGTCGCTGGCCGAGAAGCATCGAGGCGCGGTCTATGCGATGGCGTCGAACTGCCCCCCGGAATTCATGGAGGAGGTTCAGCGCGGGTTTGTGGCCATGCCTCTGCCCCCGGCCACTCCGCCGGCCAAGCCCGCGCCTACACCCAAGGCTGTCGGCTGCCCTGCCTGCAACTCGACGGCGATCACGAAGCATGAGGATCTCATCGGCGTCGTCTGGTGCAAGTCGTGCGGCACGCAATGGCAGGAAGCCGATCCCAACAAGGAAGACTACGAGGAGCATGAATGGATGTTCGCCAAGCTCCCGTTCGCTCCCAAGGACGCGGCCAAGAAAACCTACAAGGGGAAGACGCTCGGACAGCTTGCCCGCCTCGACAACAAATACTGGTTTGGCGTCGTGAAGAACTTCACGGCCGAGCCGTATCAGGGCCGGCCGCCGTCGGCAGAGTCGGTGAAGTTCGCGGCAGCCTGCGAGGAAGCCCGGAAGCACATGGACGCGGAGAAAACGACAACGGAGCGTGAGGCGATAGATCCCAAGGGGCCAGACAACGACGACGTTCCATTCTGACCTATGTTCAAGAAGTGCAGAAAATGCGGCGAGGAGAAGACGCTTAAGAATTTCTACAAGCGTTCGGGTACCAGACTGCTGCGAAGTGAATGCTGTGAATGCTCCAAGAAGGAACGAACCGTCAACTTCCTGAAACGGAAGACACACTTCATGCAGTACCGCGCTGACTATGCGAAACGAAACCCAACAAAGCAGAGACGGTATCACGAAACGAAATTGGCTCGCTGGCCGAAGAGGATGCGGGCACGGCAACTGTGTCGAAATGCCAGACGCAGAGGAGAACTAATCAGCAAGCCTTGTGAGGTTTGCGGCAATGTACGGACAGAAGCACACCACGATAACTACTCAAAGCCACTCAATGTCAGATGGCTTTGCAGGAGGCATCACCAACAACAGAAGAAGAAAACAGTATGAGTCATTTTTACGATAAAAACACGGGTGAGTTGATCGACGGAAATCTCAGAGACGCGAGGAAGGTCAATGCACTGCCATCGCCCACGACTGTCTTGAACGTGCTCGGAAGCCCGGCGCTCAAGTACTACTTCCGAAAGCAGATGTTCGAGTCCACGGCGACAACCACGCGGCTGCCAAACGAGAGCGACGACGATTACTTTGACCGCTGCTGCAAGTACGCCGACGAGCACGGCCAGGCGGCCCGCGATCTCGGCGGTGACTTCCACTCCCTTTGCCAGAGCTTCCATGAGCGGGCAACGAAGGTGCCCCCGGAGAAGCTGGCGGTGGAGGCTTCAACCTTGGTTCACCCCGGCGATCCGATGCTCCCGCAGTTCCACGCCTACGTCGGCTGGTACCAGAAGAACGTCGTGCGCTCCCTGATGGTTGAGAAGTCGGTGATCGGCCAAGGCTACGCTGGACGCGTCGATCACGTTGCTCAGCTCATCGACGGCCGCATTGCGTGCATGGACGTGAAGACTCAGGACGTGACGAAGAAGAAGGGCAAGTTCACCTACTACTCAAACTGGAGTGTGCAGCTCGGCGCTTATGCCGGCGCGATCCAGCCGATGCCGGAAGTGCTCATCAGCATCGCACTGAGCAGCAAAGGGCCGGCGGTCCTCGGTTGCTACGAATGGCCCAAGCCCCCGGAGTATTATCACGATCTCTTTCTCGGCCTGCTGAAGTACTGGAAGGAAGACACAGACTATTTCCCGGTTTGAAGACTACCGCTCGCAAGCTGGCTTACATCGTGAAGTGGAGAAAGGCGCACCCTGAAAAGGTTAAGCTCTACTCCAAACGTCACAATGCTAAGCCAGCTACGAAGCGGAGGATTGCCGCGTGGAGCAAGAGCCACAAACCACGGAAGAGGCTACACCGCCAGAAATGGCGGCAGCGCCATCCGCAACGAAACAAAATATGCCAACTGAACTGGCGACTCCGCAACCGATGAGAAAAGCCATTCGAGAAAACGACAGCGGTGTCCCGCGCCAGTACTTCGAGGCGCGGAAAAACAAGGGCTTCAGCGAACTCACGACGGCCTGCCTTCGCTTCGTCCGCTACCAGAGCAGCGTGCCGTGTGGGCTCTGTGGGAAGCAGTCGAAGACTCACTGGACGTGCGTCGTGCGGTTCAAGGCGGCCAACTTGGACAAGTGCATGTTTGAAGTGAAGCTCTCCCGCCAGTACCTCAAGGCCGGCACGCCGGTCTGTCGTGATCATCCAACGCAGCCGGATGAGCATGAGTTTCTCCGCAAGGTGAAAGAGGCTGCCAAGAAGCATCTGAAGAAAGGTCCGAAATGAACTACCCGCGCACCAACTACGAAATGACCGAAGAGGATCTCGAACGAATCCTCGAAGCCTGCAAACCCGTCCCGATGATCATGCTCCAGCACGGGCCGGGACGGAGCCAGCAGGAGCGGGCAAACGACGCGTGGGCTGAACTCGGACAGCGGATGGGGTTCGATCACATGACGGTGCAGCCGTCAGGAACAGGTGACCGGCGCTTCACGGCCATTCCGAGCGAGACCGAGCATCACAAGAGCGAGCGGATCATCCGTGAACGTGAGGAGCATCAGCGCAAGGAAGTCGAACGCATCGAAGGCGAGATCAAGGCGCTCCAGGAACAGCTCGCAACCCTCCGCGCAGCCAAATGACTCGACGAATCAACTGCGAGAAGTGCGGCCAGCATCTCCGGCCGATGCACGCGGAGGACGTGTCGATGGGGTTCAAGCGCCGACGTGTTCAGATCACGGTGAAGAAGCCGGCCGTGCATGACGTGACGACGCTCATCGATGGCAAAGTCACCAACGTCGAAAGCCTGCCGAGCATCATGTGTGACTCGTGCGGCGCTCCCATTCCCGATGGCTCCACGGCCTGGGCTGAAACCATGTGGCGAAGCAGCCGCGAAGGTGAGCCCGGCAACTGGGAGAAGGAGTATCAATGAAATCATTTTTGCACTGCGTCCGGCCCGTTTCTTCAACCGGCATCCCCTGCCGTACCTCCTTGGCGCGGCTGGAGCAGTGCATACTTTTGCCGTCCCTGTTTCTGAAAAGAAGGCGTTCTTCATCCGCCTTCGCCCCGTTCCTGGCGTCAGGAGCAGGGCGGCATCTAATTTTCACGCGGCAACCGGAACGTCGGTTGAAGCAGATGGGCAACGTACTATGATTCGGCTCATCAATCCAACAATGGAGCCCGCCGCGTGAAACCAATTTACTGACCATCCATGCCTAAGACATCCGCCGCTAAAATCGCAGCCATAACGAGATGGAGGAAGGCGAACCCAGAGAGGATCAAAGCCTACAACCGTCGCTACATGGCTCCGCCAGAAGTGAAGAAGAAGCGTAATGCGACGATGGCCCGTTGGCGGAAGAACAACGCTGAGCGGGTGAAGGACAATTATCGCCGACGCCGCGACGCTGATCCGGAAGGATGGAAGCTGAGATTTAGAAAGACGAAGCTCAAACAGAAGTACGGCATCACGCTCGACGATTACGATCAGATGCTCACGGAGCAGGATGGTGTGTGCGCAATCTGCGGAGGCTCACAAGATCATGCAGCTCCTTGGAGACTTGCAGTGGATCACGATAGGGAAACTGGCCGTGTTCGCGAACTGCTTTGCAGCGCGTGCAACACTGGCCTTGGCTCCTTCACTCACAATCCAGTGAAGTTGCAGGCAGCGATTGCGTATCTCAAAAAACACAAGGAGGTAGGGTGCAAGTAACTAGACAGGAAATACTGGATTCATTCCCACTTCCTCAACAGTTGGAGAAGGCTGGGGTAAAGCTGATCGGCACTGGCAATACGAGGACGGCCCTTTGCCCATTTCATTCCGAAAAGACACCAAGTTTTTCGGTCAACGTCGCTAAAAACGTCTTCTACTGTTTCGGATGCGCAACAGGTGGGTCGGTGATCGATTTCATCGCGAAGCATGAGGGCAAGGCCGTCGAGGAAGTGCTGAAGGAGCTGTCCGATCAACTCTCACGCACCGGCCCGCGTTCCCATGACACCGGCAAGCCGGCCGGGAAGGTGATCGCGACCTATGTCTATCTGTCCGCGACCGGGGAGAAGGTGTTTCAAGTGCTGCGCTACGAACCGAAGACGTTCAAGCAGCAGAAGTGGAGCGGGACTGAATGGGTCTGGGGAATGGAGGGAGTGCAGCGCGTGCTCTACAACCTCCCCGACATCCTGGCGGCCGGCGAGAAACCCGTCGTGCTCTGCGAAGGCGAGAAGGACGCGGAGCTGCTGATGAAGATCGGCTGGATCGCTACCACGAACGTCGGAGGCGCGGGCAAGTGGATGACTGGCTACAGCGAATCGCTCAAGGGCCGGGCTGTCGTGGTGTGTGGCGACAACGATGAGCCGGGACGGAAACACGTCGCGATGGTGATCGAGGCGCTCGACGGCAAATGCGCGTCGCTGCGTCACGTCGTCGTTCCTCCGCCTCACAAGGACATCGGCGAATACCTCGCCATGTACGGGAACAACGAGAGCAAGAAGCAGGCGTTCGACGAGCTGTTCGCGAAGGCTGCCGTGATGGTCGATGGCGCGACGGTGCCGATCCTTTCGATGGTGGAGCTGGAGCAGCGGTACGAGTCGCTGCTGACGCGCAACGAGGAAGGCTGCTACTCGTTCAAATCTTGGCTGCCCTCTTTCGGACATCGCATCCGTCCATCGATGCCCGGAGACATCATTACGTTTGTCGCGGCGACGGGAGCCGGCAAGACGGCGCTCCTTCAAAACATGGCCTGGCGTGCGGCTCCGCTGCCCGTGCTGCTCTTCGAGATGGAGCTGGCCGACTCGATCACGTTCGAGCGGTTCATCGCCGGCACGATGGGCCTGAATCAGAACGAAGTTGAGGACGCCTACCGCAGCGGCAACCGGCCGGACTGGCGCGAATCGGGCTGGCTCAACAACATTTACGTGTGTCCTTCCTCCGGTCTGACGGCCAAGGGCATCGAGACAATCGTCGGCCGGGCAGAGCTGAAGATGGGAGTGAAGCCCGTGCTCGTCCTCATCGATTACGTGCAGCTCGTCCAAGGGCTCGGCAAGGGAAGGTATGAGCAGATCACGGCGGTCATGTCCGATCTCAAGAGCATGGCCAAGAACACGGGCACGGTGCTCGCCATCGCCAGCCAGGTTCAGCGGAAGGATTCACGCTCCTCGACGGCCGTCGGACTGAGCGACGGCAAGGACAGCGGCCAGATCGAGAACTCGGCGGCGCTCCACATTGGCGCGTGGCGCGATCCTGACGACGTGGACAACACGCTGATCCTTCGCGTGAACAAAAACACCCGTGGCTACTCCGGGCAAACGCTCCGCTGCAACTGGGACGGCGGCCGGATGCTCATCACCGAGAAGACCGAAAGACCGTCCGACGAATGAACCATCACCTTCTTCTGCGGGAGATCCGACGCCTCAACCTGACTGAGACTGAAGCGATGCTGCTGCTCAAAGATGCCTATCTCATCTCCGACAACTGCATCGGGGTGAATGACATCGCAGAGCCCGATCTGTCGGCCGCCATCAATTACTTCCGAGCCTTGAAAACCATCAAACCCATCAAACTGTGAACGCCACGATGCTCCGTAAAATCAGGGAAGTCTTCAACGAGACCGACAACGACTACGAAGACAAGAGCACGGAATTCGTACTCGAGGTAACTGCGCAGCGGTGCGTCGAGCGGAAGATCAAGAGTGACTGCGATGCCGGCGACGTGGCGGAGGCCATCAGCGAATGAAAGAGCGGCCGATCCTTTTCAAGAGCGAGATGGTCGAGGCCATCCTGCGCGAGCTGATGCCGAAGACGCAGACACGGCGCGAAATCAGGGAGCCGTATGGCATCGTCCCCAGTGCGAACGGCCAGCTTCTCACGGTGAACGGATGGCTCCCTGAACTCGACAATCCGTTCGGGCAACCCGGCGATCTGCTGTGGGTGAAGGAGACTCACTGGAGGTATGGGCAGTGGCGGCACAACGGAGTCACTGCCAAAGGCCGGCAGAAGTGGAAGTTCGTCCCGCTGCTCCACGATCTCGGCGTGCAGTTCAAATCGCCCGCGCCGACACCGATGAGGGGCAAGACCGGCTGGCACAAACGGCCGTCGCTCTTCATGCCGCGTCTGGCATCCCGCGTCGTACTCGAGATCGTCAAAGTTCGGGCGGAGCGGCTCAACGACATCGGCGAATCTGGGGCCGTCGCGGAGGGAGCGCCTGAGCCTACCGGACACATTGGCTTTTATCCGGCTCCTTGGGCCACGGGCAAGCCCGGCCCGATCAACTACAGGGAGTCATTCCGCAAGCTGTGGGAGTCGATCAACGGCGTCGGCTCCTGGGACCGCAACGACTACGTGTGGGCAATCGAATTCAAGAAACACTATGAGCGACACAACAAAAATTGAGTGGGCAAATCATACTGGCGGCCCTTTCTTCGGCTGCCATCCCGTGTCCCCCGGATGCGTGAACTGCTACGCGTGGGAGCTGGCGGAGTCACGGCTGGAGAATCTCTTCCGCCGCGCCTACAAGAACGCCGGCTTCACGGACTGGGAAACGCGGCCGGTCTGGGGCAACAGCGCCACGCGGGTACGATCGAAGGGCTTCTGGGTGGACGCGATCCGGATCAACAAGATGCACGCTGCCCGCGGTACTAGAGGCCGCTGGTTCCCATCGATGATCGACTGGCTCGACACCATGCCCGGCGGGATCATCGACTTGAGCGGCCAGAAGCTCGAACCCGTCGCCGTGCTCGCCGACTTCCTCAAGCTCATCCACGACACACCGAGCATCGACTGGCTCCTGCTGACGAAGCGGGCGGAGAACTGGTATAAGCAGCTCCTCAACGTGTGCGCCTACCAAGCTGCAACCGGGGCGCTCAGCATCGACGAGAAGGTCTTCTATTGGATCGATGACTGGCTGAAGGGCCGGCCGCCGCAGAACGTCGCCGTCGGCGCATCGATGGAAGATCAGCCGCGAGTCAATGAGCGCATGGAGCAGCTCGTTAGAATCCCCGCACGCACAAGGTTCATCAGTGCGGAGCCGCTCCTTGGCCCGCTGGAATTCTCAGACGTGAGCAAGCGAGCGGATGCGGTTCATCGGCTGGGCCGGGCTTCGCTCGAAGACATCCACTGGGTAATCGTCGGCGGCGAAAGCGGGCACAAGGCGCGGCCCTGCAACGTGGAATGGATCAGGAGCATCGTGAAGCAGTGCTGGGCGGCCGGCGTGCCCGTGTTCGTGAAGCAGCTCGGTGCGAAGCCCGTGTTTGGTCAGTGGTTGTCGGGGGATGTCGTCGTGAAGTTCAAAGGCCAAGAGTTCGGGCTGAAGCTCAAGGACAGCAAGGGCGGCGACATGGCCGAGTGGCAGGAGGATCTCCGCGTCCGAGAATACCCTACTGCCCTTCGTCCGGGGTGAAGTCGATCTTCGGCGACGTGGCCGGAGCCGCACTGCCCCGGTTGCGCCACGCCTTTAGGAAGGACTGATAGGCCGCCTTCCGCTCATCGAGCGCCTTCTTGTATTCCCCCTTCTGCTCTTCAGTGAGGCTGTTGCGGAAGGCTGCCGTGTCCCCCTTGAAGAGAGCGCGTTCGCGAATGCTGGTTCCTTCCCCGGCGAAAGGCTTCATGCGATCCACGATCTGCTTCGGGTTCTTGCCGGTGGCAATCAAATCCTGAATGGCTTTGACCGCCTTTGCCTCATCTCCCTTGAAGATGGCTTCATCGAGCGGCTGGTAGGCGCTCACTGGAACAACGAGCTGGCTGTTGCGCTCGTACTCCGCTTTCAGTTTCGGGTCTGGATTGTTCTCTGCCCACTTCCGATACAGCGTGCGAACCCTCTGTTTCGACGTGAACGGCTGCGCTTCCTTTACCCCGACTGCTCCGGCCAGCGACATCGCCGTTTCTTTGAACGCACCAGCGCCTTCCTTCGATCCTTTGAAGACCGCCTCGGCCACGGGGTTCAACTGCTTCAGCGCCGCCATGATGTTCTTCCCGTAGTCGTTCGGATCTTCCGACTCCTTGTAGCCAGTCGGTGAATGTCCGGTGTAGCCCACCGATGCAGCGTTTACGGCCGGCCCTGCCCACGGATGGATCACCCCGCCCATGATGTCACCGATCACGTTCTGCGTGATTTTTCCCCGCGTTTCTCCGCGCTTGGCTCCTTCCAGGACAGCCTGAATGCCGGAGATGCGCAGCCCGCGCCGATGCCCAGTCCATTGCGCCGGATCGATGACGACGTGTTTTCCCTGATCGTCCTTGCCCGTGTCGATCTGCCCCATCTTGGTACCCGGGCGGCCCCCCGGACTTCCGGTGATCAGATAGTTCGCAAGGGCAGGAACGGCGAACAGCGTGGCGATGGTTCCAAAGGCTTCGATGGCCCGCATCTCAGCAGCGGCCGTGGGACTGACTGCCTTCACCCCTGGGTCCATTGAAATCCGGCGCATGGCCATCCGGTTGAAATTACGGCCAGCGACCACGAACGGCGAGAAGCCCGCGTCTTTGAAGAACCGCTGAAACTGGCCCATGAGCCGGGGATTGTACTGGCCCATCTGGTTTACCCATTCGCGCCGGGCGGCCGGGGTGTCTCGAACCAGTCCACGGTTCACGAGATTCTTGTACATGTCATCCCGCACGAGACGGCCGGCCTTGTCCACCAGCGCGATCAGGTTGTGATTCGCGTTGGCAATCTGCGAGAGCCGGCCACCTTCCTTCGACACGCCCTTGGCCCGCATCGCTCCAATGTCGGCCAGCTCAGCAATCTGACGCTGGATGTCCGGTGTTTTCGCCAAGACTTTGATCGAGCTGGCGACGACGCGGCCGATTGCATCAGGGAGATTCACTCCGGGCAGTTTTCGGGCCATGTCCACCAGCACGCTTTTTCCGCCCTGCGATCCCGCGATGGAGCCGAGCATGTTGGCGGTGTGCCACACGGCGTCCGTCGGCCCTGCAAGCTGGATTCGGTTGAGGAACGTGGCCGCGTTCACAATCGCGGTTCGCTGAATCGGGCCGTCCACGTCGAGCGCCTGGCGAACCTCTCCCGCCAGGTCCGCACGCACCCAAAGATTTTTCACGTAGGTTCGGGCCTTGTTTTCACCGGCCGGGACGCCCTTGCGCTCGATGACGAACTTCACCGCCGGCTTGCCTCCGATTTCAGGAGCCTCTTCACCGGGGTTTTTCATCTCCGCAAGTCCATCTCTCACCAGTTGGTCGTACATCTGGCGCTTGGTGGATTCTTGAAAGTTGCCCTCGATCATCCGCTGCGAGATCGTCCGGTAGTCCGTCTCGTACTTCTCAGCCGTGCCGGCGGCCAGCTTCGAGAAGCGGGACGGACGGCGGAGCGGGTTCATCAGGTTGCCACGTCCTCCCCCGTTCAGGAGCGCCTCTTCGCCACCATCAAAGATCGCCTTCAGGTTCACGAAGGCACCCGTGTTCAGTCCTGGCCCGGACAAGGTGCCCCCGGCTTCTTCATGGGCTTCCTCGGCGACTTTTTGAACCGTCGCCTTGTGCCGGTCGATGGCGGCCCGGATTTCCGGATCGGCCAGGGCAGCCTTGAACTCGGCTTCCGTTTGGAACGGCGAATCCTGCTTGCCGATCAGACTGTTCACCTTGCGTGCGGCCTTGGCGTCCCCGGCCTTGACGAATGCGTCCTTGATCCCGCGAAGGCGATCCTCGACGAGCACCGCGCCAAGCCGCTGGCCGAAGTTCAGATCCCGGTAATGATCGCCCAAGACATCCGTGGCCATGCTCTCGGCGACGAGCGGAGCGGCGATCTTCGATGAGGCATAGCGCACAAGTGCGTTGCCAGACTCGACGCTGGCAGTGCTCGTCTTCGGCGCGGACTTTCCTGCGAGCTGTGCGCCCACAACCTTCATCGCGTTCGGCGCTCCCTTGATGAAGTCAACGACGTGCGTGGCGATGGGCTGGAGCGGAGCCAGCGAGATGGCTCCAGCCTCTCCACCGCCCGAAAGTTTTCCCCGTTCTCGGACGGCGGCTGCGATACCTCGCGGCTCTTGGTACCCTATGCTTGTACGCGCTGAGGGTACCTCTACAGGCTTGACAGCCGGCGACGAAGCCGGGGGTTCAGGAGCAATGCCGCCATACTTGTTCTTCAGAACCTCAGTCTGCTTGCGAACCTCCATCAGTTCCGGGCTGTCGAAGTCCGCGCCTTCAGCGATGGCCTTATCGACCTTGGCCGTGTTGTCCTGCCACTTCGCCCAGTCCTCCGGCGTCGCCCGGTAGGTCGTTCCAGATGGATCTCCAAAGGGATTGTTGACCTTGGCCGTGGCCAGCCGGACAACTTCAGGCTTGGCCGGTGCTTCAGCCTTGGCCTTCAAATACTCTTCCGACGGCACGGTCGGTTTGTAGTCCATGCCCTTGCGCTTAAAAACCTTCTCCATCCCTTCCCACTTGGGCTTGCCATCGATGGTCATGCCCGTGGCGAACTCGTAGGCTTCCCACGGCTGTTTGCCGGCGACGGCCGCCGCCTCCATCAGCTTTGCCATCTTCGCATCTTCGTCGGGGATGCCGTTCATCTCCTCCTTGAGCCGGGCAACTTCCGCCTTGGCCCGCAGTCCCATATCTTTCAACGCGGCGACGTCCTCGGCCGTCTTGGCCATCGAGCCAAGGGTGTGCATGAGGCCGGTGGGTCCGCCTCCGTATGGCCCTTGATATTCGGCCAGCTTCTCAGGAGCCAGCTCATCGAAGTTCGCGGCAATCTCCGCCACGGGCTTGCCCTGCATTTTTTCGGGCAGCGTAGCGGCTGCCTCGGCCGGGGCAGCTTCCGCCGGCTTCGCTTCTGCGGTGGGCGCGGGCGCTTCAACGACGGGCTCCTCGACCTTCGCGGCCAAGGGCTCTACGGCGGGCGCGGCGGGCTCCCGGTTCAGCTCCCGCAGAGTTTCAGGCAGCACGACGCGCTGAGCGTTGCGCGGGTTCGTGGCTTCGAGCGCGGCTTCCTGAGCGGCGCGGGGATCAACCCTCTCATCCATCGCATCGGCCATCGTCGGCCGGAGCGGATCGCGCACCATATGCCGGCGGCCAAGTTCGGCCATCCCCAGCTCGGCAACGCCAGCGGCGATCTCCTGCGCTGCCTCCTGGGTTTTGCCTTCTTTGAACAACGCCGTCGCCTTCATCACCCGTGCCGGCGTCTGCCCGGCCATCTGCGAGATCCAGGCGGTGAGTACGGCCTTGTTCGCGCCAGCGGGCAGGAGCGAGATCGCGTCCGGGCTGGTCAGTCCATTGATGAGGTCCGCCGCCGCGTTGTAAGTGCCCGCTGCAACCTTGCCCAGCGGCGTCTCCGCCTCGCCGGCCTTGGGCAGATTCACGAGCGAACGCTGAAGCGCCTGCTCAGTCAGGCCGGGATTCTCCGGGGTGTTCTGCGGGCGGCCGGTAGCCAGGTTGACCACGGCGTCGGAGGCGCGGCCCAAGGCTCCAGACAAAGGACGGGTGAGCGGTTCAACAATCCGGCCGGTGAGCTTGTCGATGCGGTCGGTGACACCCTCCCAATACTCTCCCGTGCGCCGCGCTTCCTGCTGCTGCGCGAAGAGGTCCGCCTTCTTCTCGCTCTGCGCGATCAGGCGCTCATCGGGCGGGATGATGGGGGCAGGAGCAGGGGCGAACGCCGGAGCCGGATCGGGGATGAAGTCGATCTCGGACTTCGGCGCTTCCTCTTCGTCGGCGATGAAATCAATCGATGCCATTTACTCTTCCCCATCGTCCTCTGGCGCGGGAGCCATGTCTTCGTCCGAAGCGTCCGGCGCGGCAGTGAGTTCGGTATATCCATTTTTCAAGGCTGCCGCCAACTGTGAACGCGGAATTGCCCCGGACTTTCCATCAGGTGATTTCACCCGGACGACATCAGAAGTACCGGTGACCGGCAGTGCGGTCTGCGGCACGGCTCCAGGAGCGGGCGCTGACGCACCTGGCTTTTCAGGGTTTGCGTAGTTCTTCAGCCGGGTCTCAATCTCTTTCCGGTCTGAGATGAGCTGCTTCCGCTCGTCTTCAGTCGGACTGCCGTAGGCCAGCGAACTCATGATCGATCCAAGCCGCGCCTTGTCTGCCTGCATCCTGCCCTTGGCGTCCAGTTGGCCAGATGGCAGAAAGTGAACGCCTCCATGTGCTCCAGGAACGTACATCTGTCCCGTATCATTCCCCCCTTCGTCCATCAGCTTCCGGGCTGTGACGGGGGCAGTCACTCCTGTCGGCGCTCCCCGCTGCAATGCTGCCACGCCACGGTCTGCCCGGCCGGAAAACAGAAGCGGCGCATTCTCGGCGATGAGCTTCTGGAGCGGCTGCCCTTCCTTCAGTCCCTTCTGCACGGCCTGCATACCCTGCATCTGCGAAGCCGCGTTCTTGGCGGTCTGCTCGGCCTGCTGCTGCTTCATGCGAAGCGTCTGCTCGAACTGCTGAGACTTCTCGGCCTGCACCTCCCGCTTGAGCTGCAACTGCTCTGCCGCCGACGCCAGCTCTCGGTCATTGGTCTGCTTGAGCACCTGATCCCGGCGGACGGCCGCACGCTCCTGCGCAGCCTCCCGGCCGGCTTCCTGAGCCTGCTGCACCTGAGCCTGCTCACGGCGAAACTGGAGTTCCTGAGCCTGAGCCTGAGCTTGACGCTCACTCGCCGCCGCCTGGTTGCGCTGGGCGTTCGCCTGGATCTTGATCCGGGCGGGCTCAATCGGGTCTATTTGAAGCCACGAGGGAAGTGTCACAGCCATAAAGTTCCTTCTTAATATTCGTCGTCGTAGTAGTCACTCATGCCCAGGTCTTCACCGCCTCCGTAGTAACCGCCGCCGCCAGTCATGTCCACGCCGCCGCCGACGTCGAGCACGGACGCCAGCCACGGGTCGAGGTCGGAGTAGTTCTCGCGGTTCTGCTGGTTCTGCGGCGAGTTCCAATAATCGTACCCTTCGCCACCTCCGTAGTTCTGGCTGCCACCGAAGTCACCTCCGACGGGGTTTGTGTCCCAGTTCGGGTCGAAGTTGTCCTGCTCGCCATACCCGCCTCCCCCGGAGCTGGCTGCGTTCGGGAATGTTCCCCAAGGCGCAAACGACTGGGAGCTGCCGCCGGGATTGTAGGCCGTGCCACGTTGAGGAGCCTGGTTCGCCCAGCCTTGCAGCGCCGCGTCCACGGTGCCCACCGGCTTCCCGCCACCGCCGCCAGGATTGTATGTCAGGCCGGGAGTGCCTCGACCGCCCCCGCCTCCGCCGGCCGCTGCCATCGCACGGCGATAGGCTGCTTCAGGAGACGGCGCGGCGGCATACAAGTCGGCGCGTTCCTGAGCCTGCAACTGGCCATTGATGATCCCGGTGGGATCGAACGGATGCACCAGCGGGATTTCAGACTGGATGGTGCCGAGATCCTTGAGCGCCTGGTTCTCGACGCCGTAGCGAGTCAGTCCGAGATCGCGCAGCAGCTTCGAGTTCTCCGCGCCGCTGCCGCTCACTCCGCCGGCCACTGCGTCCTCGGCAGAGTTCTGCTGAAGCTCAGGGAGCAGATCGGAGATGTCGCCCTTGGCGCGGCGGCCCGTGTTGCCGAGCAGCGTGCCGAGCGTGGAGAAATACTCGTCCGGGTATTGATCGCGCAGCGCACCAGACTGCTGTCCGGTGATCGAATTGATGATGCTGCCGATGCCGCCCAAGTTGCCGGTGATGGTATCGATGGGGGAAGTCACCCCAGGCACACCACCGCTTGCCGAGTTGTAGTCGCGTGGCGTTGCGCCCGATAATCCGCCCGCGCCGCCCCCGCCCCGAATGATGTTCGTTACCATAAATATCCTACGTTAATCGGCCGATGGCCTGGTAAGAGAGTTTTGCCGTTCCGAAAGGAGCGAAGTTCACCGCCGGCCGGTCCTTCCCCAAATGGTGAATCAGCTCGCCGTTCAGGAGCCTGATCGCATTGCGATGGTGAAGCGCAGCCTGCCCAGCAGAACCCGAATCGTCCATCTCTCCGAAGCGGACGGCCTGGCATTCCTCCTTCAGCGCCGTGAGATTCTGGATCACGAGGTAGTCCGGATCGACGATCACGGGCATCAGCGCGAGCTTGGCCAGCACGGTCACCTGCGTCGTCACGGCGGCCGGGTCCGTCGAACCGCAGCAGTTCCGGGGAAGGCCGTTGAGGAAGTAGCGCCGGTACCCGGCAACCTCCTCGCCCGGCTCCATCGTGAGGATGAGCCGCGACACGCCGGTCACCGTGTCCACTTCAAAGACGCGCACCTGTCCGACGGTGTAGTCCTTCTGCAAGCCCGTGAGGGTATTGATGTCGAAGGGGGTTTCCACGAACGGCTGGTTGAAGCTGACGTAGATCCCGCTCACCTGATCCACTCCGTCCAAGCTGTAAATCTTCGTGCCGTTTCCGTCGGTGCCCTGCACGAGCGCACGGCGTCCGATGTCGGCCGCGTCCGAGATGTAGAAGCGCAGCCGTTTGTTGCCGGGCACCAGATCCGAGAAGGTGGGGAACAGTCCGCGATCGTACGTCTCAAGGTCTTGGCACACGCACCCCGGCTGCAAGCCCTTGCCCGCCTCCAAGAACTCGTAAAACTCATTCTGGATTCGCACCGGATGCCGGCACACGTCCATGTTGATCAGCCGGGCGATGTTCCGGGGCGCGGTGATGTAGGGGTCCGTCAGGCCGGCGACGGTGAACACCATCTTCTGCCACGAACCCCACCAGCCAGTCTCACCGCCGGCAAAGACAAGGCGCTCCTGAGCCTCGTTGACGATCTCGATGAGCTTCCCGGCGTCGGACGCGCAGCAGCCAATCGCTTCAGGAATGCGGGACTGCCGGACATCTTTGAGTCTCAAGAGTTGCACAAGTGGCCTTTCGTTTTACGAGTTCGCGAACGTGAAGATGATCTCAATCGCACTGGTCGGGGCCCCGTCGCCCACGACGAACGAGAGAAAGTTTCCCACCACGGGGAAACGGCTCCCTCGAATTTCAATCACCGATCCGACGGCGGCAGCAATCACGACATCGAATTCATTCATGCCGACGACGATGCCGGCCGGGAGGCTGTTCGTGGTGGAGCTTCCAACAGAATAAATGGGAACGCCATCCTGAGAGATGGTGATGTAGAACACCGCCCTTGGGTCAAACTCCACCACGTTGATCCGGAATTTGAAGGTGCAGCCGTCGCCAGTGTAGTTGACCGTCCCGTGCAAATCGGCCCGTGCGTTGTCCTGAATCACCGGGTCCGCCGTCGTCATCCTGAAGTGAACCGTGTCACCGGAGGCCGAGATGGTGCCCGCCCCTCCGGGCTGAAGGATGACAATCTCCGCGACGTCCCAAACGATGGTGCTCCAATCGACGCAGCTTGTGGCGACTTCGAGCGTGAAGGTCTTTGTGCAACTGACGTTCATGGGTTCACCGAGAATGTTACATCGAAGGTCTGAGAGCAGCCGGGGCCGGCATCGTTCTCAAAGAGCGCACACACGTAATCGACTTCGATGAGGGCTCCCACGCTCAAGGGAAGATCCCAGTCGTAGTCAAACACCCCGCCGCCGCCGCTATTGATGAACACGTCGAGCACCAGCACTGAGTCCACCTTCACCTGGAGCGTGAAGATGGTGAACGACGGCGTGCCGACGACAACCGTATCGACATGCAGATGACAGCTCACGAGATCGCCCGTGTAGAAGAAGCTGCCATGTCCTTGAATCTGGCTCCCGAAGGTGCAGTTCCCCGGCACTGATGCGGACGTGAGGATATGGCAGGCGGTCTGATCGGCGGACAGTGTTCCGGCCGGCACGCTCGGAGTCAGCACGGGAGCGTCCCAGGCGATGGCCCAAAGGCCGCACACGCTGTCGATCACTTCCAGTGTGAAGGTCTTGATGCACGATACGGCGCTCATTGGCAGTCGGCAGTGACGCGAACGGTGAACTCATACGAGCCGGCAGCGGTGGGAATGCCGGTGAGAGAGCCGTTGGACGAGAGGAGAATCCCCGGAGGTAAGCTCCCACTCACCAGCTCCCAGACTTCGGACGCCACCGTCGCCGGCTGCTGAACCAGCGGCACGGCGTAAACCAGTCCGAGCGAGCCCGGAGGCAGCGTCGCGTCCGTGACGATCTCCATGATGCAGATCGTGAGGATCTTGGTCTGCTGCCGGCCAAGGTTGTCGGTCACCTGCACGATGAACGTGTAGGAGCCGGGAGTGATCGGCGTCCCGGTGATGGTCGCGTCGAACGCATCGAACACCAGTCCGGGCGGGAAGTCCCCTTCCACGGACCACATCAGCTCCTCGCCGCTGGACGCACTCAGGATGAAGAAGTAGGTCGAGCCTACGCACGCGGCCGGCGGGTTGTCGCCCGTGATGCAGAACAGATTTCGCTCGGCCAGCCTGCACGCCAAACTCTTCGCCTGCGCGTTGGCGAGCGCCTGGCTGAGCGCACTCACCGTCCCGGCCGCAACGGTCTCGACGTAGGGAGATCCATCCGGGCAGAACGCCTCGCACGTCTGGACCGTGTTGCGATACCTCTTGATGGGGGTTCGCGGCAGTGCCGGAGGAAGGCCGGGGCCGCCGCCCTTGCCCCCGCTGTCCGGGCCGGGAGGTACCGCCGGCACGACGGGATCAGCTCCGCCCTTCCATGTGCAGTCCTGAGCGTTCTGCAACGCGCACAGGTCCGCCTCCTCCTGCGACACGTCGGAGAAGCAGAGCGCTTTGCACCCCAGTTGGAAGTAGGTCACCCCCAGCGGCGGGTTCCACCGGAAGTCACGGAAGCCAATGAAGACGTTCACGTCCGGTGCCTCCGCCGAGATGTTCGCGACGGGATCGTCGTTACACGGCAGGCAGCTCTTCAACGCGAGATTGCACGAGATCAGCATACGATGTTCTGGTAAGGAGCCTTGGCCTTGGGCAGTGCATACACGCGGATGCCACGCACACGGCACCAGCCTTTGATCGTGAGACGAATCTGAAACTGGTACCCCTCAGTCGATGGCCGTGCGTTGTTCGGCTCGCACTGGCTCGGAGGCGTCGGCAACGAGACGGTTGCCTTGAACCCTTCGCAGTAAGGCTGCACCGGGTAGGTCGGACAGGTCACCGCCTCCGGGTCTTCACGGCAGTCCTTCGCCACGCACGTCTTCCACGCGTGCCAGGTGATCCAGCACGGCGAGGAGTCCGGCCGGTATTCGACCATGAAGTCCACCGTGCCGAGCATCTTGTCGAACCAAAGCTCCAGCCCATCGAGCTTCTTGAACATGAAGGGATCGCCCCAGGTGTAGGCCGGCGTCTCAAGGTACCAGCTCACCCGATCACCGTCGTTGTCCACCTGGCTGTCCCAACGGTCTTGGGTGGTCATCTCCCAGATGTCGATGTTCCCGGTCACCTGGCTGACGGCGATGTCGAAGGCGCGGGGGAGCCCGCCGAAATCTCCTTCGAGCAACTGCATGTGATACAGCCCCTCGTACATTCCTTCCCACGCCGGGGGCATCCGGTCCCCCATCGTGCCAATGATGTCGAAGTCGAGCGGGATGATCCCCTGATGCGCGACACCCTTGGGAGTCTGGAAGGGAACGACGGTCTGCCAAAGCCGGTTGTCGAAGTTCATCCCGCTGGCAAAGCGCATCAGCGAGCGGTCGTTGAAGCGGAGCACCCGCGATTCAGGATTGCTGATCGGGATGTTTCCCCACTGCCCGAAGTTGCGCACCGCGATGGACAGCGAACGAATTCCGTCCATCGCCTGATAGAACAGATCGCCGTTCACCGGAATGACGCAGCGATCACCGACGGAGCCGAAGTCGATCTGTGCCACGCGCTGCAACGGCTCCTTGAGCGTTGACCATTCGGCGCGGCGTGCGGGGACGGTCGTGGCGTAAATGCTCTTGCGCGTGAAGACATACAGCTCCCCTTCTCCGAGCGCCGAGTTGAGGTTCGCCGAGTGCTTCAGCGCCCGGATGTTGCCGGCGCTGGTGGGCACGATGAACGCGTCGCCGGCCAGTGACACTGGGTTCTCAGTCGTCTTGAGGATCGAGTCTTTATACTGATACGCGAAGGTTCCCGACGCCTGGCTGCCCACGATGTCCCCCGCGCAATACTCCCGGCCGAACGCATACCAGAGCCGCCCCATGTAGTAGTCCATCGGCCCGGCCGCCGGCAGCTCGGAGGCCATGCCCGTAGTTGGACCTTGAACCGTCGCCTTCGACGTGATCGTCCAAGTGTACGTGTGCGAGCCGATGAGCGGCAGTAATTGAGTAGGGCCGGGAACAAACACCTTCACCGTGACGGGCGGAGTGCCCGGATAGGGTTCGACAATATCGGCAACGGCCGTTGCACCGATGGCCGGGATGGTGAAGGGAAGCCGGAGCGTGAAGTTTCCGGCGTCGTTGCTGAAGAGGCTCCCGGCCGGGATGACTGTTCCGACGCGAGTGTCGTCCCCGTTCTGAATCCCGATCTGGTAGGTGTCCGCGAGAGTGATCGGGCCGGCTCCAATTCCAAGGAAGCCAAGGCTGCGTCGAAGAGTCGTGCCATCCCAGAACAGCGGCAGCGTCACAAGGTCACCGGACTGGATGACAAGGAACTGCTCCCCTTGAACCATGTAACCAATGGGTTCATCCGGCGGCATCGTCATTCCGGGGAACGCGGCCGACAGATCCCTGACTGAGTAATCGGTGTCCACGCGCACCTGGTAGATCCGTCCTCCGATCATGATGATGAGGTAGGGATCGGCGAAGGGAGGCTCATACAGGTAGGCGGCCTGGAAGATGCCCGGCCAGTTGTAGCTCCGCAGCCGTGGCTTCCATCCCGTGCGCTGGTTCACGCCTCCGCCGCGCACCGTCCCGTTTGTCAGCCATGCGAGCTGATTCGGTTTCAGGCCGGTAGAGAACCCCGGCGAGTTCATCGTCGGCACCCGGCCGCTATCAATCCCTCCCTCGAAGGAGATTTGCCCGTCTGTCATCCGTGTGCCAGTAGCAGGAGAAGCCATTACGCTGGACGCTGCGCGTGCAGAGTAACAAAGTCAATTTCACCAATGGCACGCCCCGCTACTCCGCAAAAGCAAAACAAGTACGGCCTGAAATGGGAGCCCCTCATGCTCGATGCAGCCATCGAGATGCAGATGATTCGACAGGGAGGAACTTTCCAAGGCTACGGCAACGGGCTCATGTTCCACTTCAAGGCGCTCATTAGCCTGCTGTGGCCTGATCACGTCTGGCATCGATGGAACGAGATGGAGCTGGAAGCCTACCTGAACAACCGGATCATCGGTGAGATGGGGCCGGCTTCGAGCGGCAAGACTCACTCGGCTGCGATCAACGTCCTCGCCGATTACTACCCTTGGAGTGACTGCACCACGGTCCTCGTTTCATCCACTGAGCGCGAAATGCTGGAGATGCGCGTCTGGGGTGAAATCAAGAAGTACCATCGGATGGCGAAGGACAAATATCCAAGCCTGATCCCCGGCAACCTCGTTGAGTCACGCCAGCGGATCATCACGGACAGCCGCTTCGCCGACGCCGACGGCCGTGACTTTCGTAACGGCATCTGCGGCGTGCCTTGTAAGAAGGGCGGCTCCTATGTCGGCCTTGGCTCCTTCGCCGGCATCAAGAACAAGAGGCTCCGCCTGGTGGCTGACGAGTGTCATCTGATGAACCGCGTCTTCGTCGATGCCATCTCCAACTTGAACAAGAACCCGGACTTCAAGTGCGTGGCGATGGGCAACCCCAAGGACACCACCGACGCGCTCGGTGCGATCTGCGAGCCGGCCGCACACCTGGGCGGATGGGACGGCGGCATCGATCAGGAGCCCAAGGCGAAGATATGGGCGACGCGCTTCGATCAAGGCGTCTGCGTTCAACTGGTGGGCAGCGACTCACCAAACCTCGACGGCAAGCTCGGCATCCCGCTCATCGATCAGAAGTCCATCGATGCTGACATCGCGTTCTACGGCAAAGACTCCCTTCAGTTCACCATGATGAACGAGGGCCGGATGCCACGCGGCCAGGGTCTTCGCCGGGTCATCACTCGCCAGATGTGTCTCAAGTTCGGGGCGATGGAGCCGGCCATCTGGCTCAACGATACGCGCACCAAGATCGCCTTCCTCGATGCGGCCTATGGTTCAGTCGGCGGGGACCGCTGCACTTACGGTGAGCTGGAGTTCGGCATCGATCCCACCGGCCGGCAGATCCTTGAGGTCACCAAGACGATGCTCGTGCCGGTGAGCGTGAACGTGAACGAACTGCCGGAGGATCAGATCGCCAACTTCGTGAAAGCTCAGTGCGAGGCATCCGGCATTCCTCCCGGTCATTTCGGTTTCGACTCCACCGGCCGCGGTACCCTGATGGGTGCCTTCGCCCGGATCTGGAGCCCACATGTTGTCCCCATTGAGTTCGGCGGAAAGCCCACCGAGCGCCAGGTCACCTGGATTCCCACGTCCACAAAAATGACGTGCCGGGAGTATTACTCGAAGTTTGTGAGCGAGCTGTGGTACTCCGTGGCCCTGACGATTCAGAGCCGGCAGTTCAGGGGGATGACTGAGGAACTGCTGGCGGAGGGATGTATGCGCGAATGGGGCATCGTCGCCGGCAACAAGATCGAGGTTGAGCCCAAGGACAAGATGAAGATCAAGACCGGCCGTTCACCTGACTTGTTCGACGGGCTTGTGACCGGGGTCGAGATGGCGCGGCGGCTGGGGTTTGTCATCACGATGATCGTGAACAACGCGGCGCTGAAGATCGACGACGGATGGAAGCAGCGGTATCGCGACAGGATGAACCGGCTGGAGACGAATCACCGGCTGACGTATTAGAACTTGATGAAGTGCTTCGCCACGTCCCAGAGGACAAAGGCGGCTCCCACCGCTCCCGCAGCAGTCCAGTTCGACTTGTTCAACGCCTCAATGCCCGCGCCGAGCTTCTCCAGCCGTTGCTCCATCTTCTCATTCACCCTCGCACGCGTTGCCTTCTCGGATTCGAGGTCTGAAGCGATGCGTTGAGTTTGAACTTCCACGGCTCTTAGGCGTTCGGCCGTCTGAACAGATGTGAGAATTCTGTCCTGCAAACGGCCAGCAATAGATTCCAGTTCGGATTCATTCATGTGTCCCCACCTACCCCATCACCCTTCTGTGATTCCCTAAGGTACTTTCTGATAGCAACTACCGTAAGCCGATCCACTTCCTTGTCTGCCTCAATGTTCGCCGGCACCTTCGCCCGCGCCTTGAGCCACGCGATCATCTGGGCAGTGGTGGCTGGTTGGTTGAGGCGCGGAACATCATGTTCCGGCGCATGGACAGCAAAACCGGGTCGTTCGTGATAATCGCCAGCGTATTCCATGTGTGGCCGTCGGATGTCCCTTCCAGCTTGATGCTCGTGCTCGTGTTCGTCGTGATCTTCAACTGCAACGGTGCGCCCGGATAGTTCGTGGACACCACCATGTTGCTCGGATCGCTCTCCAAACCGTCGGACGTTCTCGCCACTGCTGTCCAGTAGAGATACCCGGCCGTCATGTTCGTGATCGTCGCCGTCGTGTTGGTCCCCGCATTGAAAAAGAAGTTGGTCGAGCCCGGTGTCGGTCCCCAGCGAAGGATGACACTGGTGTTCGTGCCGTGGCTCGGTGCGCGGTCCCAGGCCAGCGTGACGGACGAGAAGGGAGGCACGACGGCGATCAGCTTCACGGCGATCAGGAGGATCGCGACGGCGATCAAGGCGAGGGGCTTGTACGTTTTCATCAGAGCACGGGCAGCGAAAGGAGACTGTTGATCGAGTTGGCCACGGTCTGATAGCCGAGCGTGGTCAGGTGAACCGCGTCGGAGAAATACAACGCATTGAACGGGTCTGGCAAGAGCACGGCGTTGTCGATGAGATAGTCCCACTGCGAGGAGGATGCGCGGATGGTGACGTTCGTCGCGTCCCGCAGCGCCTTCGTCGGCACGTCGTCCGTCGCGTTCGGGGTGATCGTGTTCGCAACCACCTTGTAGCCGTCGGCCCGCGCCAGCGCCCAATAGGTCTGAAGCTCGGTGATGGTCGTGGCGCTGAAGCCCGCCTGCCCGCCCCAGATGAAGAGGTAGGAATGCCCTGGCCCGGTGCGGTAGGGCTTCGTCGCCGGGTAGTCGGTCACCATCTGCGCGACGGAACGGCCGCCGACTGCGACGCTGAAGAACTTCGCCTTCCCCGCGAACCGGGGCTCCGCGCTCATCAGAGTGTGCAGGTTGCTGGCCGTCGGGTCCGTTGCACCGACTCCACGGGAAAGGGAGTCGCCATCGAAGAGGAACACGTTCGTCAGGAAACTGACCGGGCTCTTGAACGTGACTGGGCTTGGGAAAACAACTGGAGACGGGAATGGCATTACGGTTCGACTTCCATGCCGACAGAGTAGGTGATGCTGGTGGCGTCATCGACGGTCACCACGACGCGAAACACGCGGGAGATGAGCGCGTTGGCGAAGGTGCCTGCAACCGTCGCGATGCCGGGGTAAATCTGGTACATGAAGATGCCCGTTGCCTGGGCCTTGGTGAAGGTGGCGAGCGTCGCGTAGTTGCCGGTGTTCACGTCCTGGCATTGCACGCTCACCGTCAGGCCGCCAGCGGTGTAAGCGGTGATGTTCAGCCAGAGAGTTACGCCACGGGCATGAAGGAAGGTCTGAGCCGCAGAGGTCTGAGTCGTCGTGCGGGCCGAGCTGTTCAGCAGGTTCACCGGGTCTTTGCCACCGATCTTCACCCACTGCCGGCCGGTCGTGTCGAAACAGGCGTCCACACGGTCCCCGTTGGAGACTACTGCCTGGGCCAGATCGTTTTGAGCACGGCCGCCAATCTTCACCGGACTGCCAGAGTCAACGGCGTCGTTGGCGATGTCGCCTCCCACGCTCGCAAAGTCAGTGGCCAGGGCGAGGGCTCGCTGGTTCACCAGGATTCCGCCGCCGGCAGCATCGATGGCAATCGACGCACGATCTCCGGCCGTATAGCCGGGGTTGTAAGTCGCGGCCGTGACGGCCAGGCCGGCGACAGGAATGGGGTTCTGCGTCTCCGGCGCATTGTTCGCCACGGCTCCAGACACCAACATGCTTCCACCGCCCCCGCTGATATTGCACAGCGCCGCCAGTGACACCGCGCCCATCATGCCCGCCGGTATGCAGGTCTGGATGCACTTGGCATCGTCCAACAGTTGATTCACATCACATGACATAGGGGCACGGGATTAAAGGTTTGCGATCTGGCAAAGGAGCGACAGCTTCACGGCCGACATCATGCCGGGAGGAATGCAGGCGCGGATGCAGCTCGCCTGAGCTACAAGAGTCTGGGGATCACAGGGCAGCGGCGTCCCGTCTCTCAACGCGCACAGCAGCACGATTTCGACGGACGGAAAGAGGTCTCCCACCATGACGCATTGGAAGCACTTCGCCTGTTCGAGAAGGGTGTTCGGGTCGCAGGCCATAGGCTATTGATATTTCCGAACACCGTAGGCCGCAATTTCAATCGGGTTCGCTGCGTTCTGCCACCAGAAGTTCATCGTGTCGAACACGCCGGGAGTCTCAGAAGTCGTGCCGCTGAAGTTGGACGCACCGGCCGCAATCAAGAGCGTCGTGAAGTCGGAGGAAATCGTGCCGGAGGGGGCCAGCATCATCTGCTGAAACAGGTTTCGAGTCACAGACCACTCGGTATTGCCGGCGGTGTTTGGCGCGAAGACGTTGTAAGCGTATTGGACGGAGGAGCCTCCCGCGAAGACCGGCCGCGTGATGTCCACCATGAAGCAGGCCAGGCTCGGCTCGTTGGCCGGGGCCGTCATCTTCGCCGTCGTGAAGCTGCCGCCGATGCCGGTGTCAGATCCGCCCGTGCGCCTCACTCCCTCGTAGCTCGATGAGACGAAGATGGTGTTCTGCGTCCCGGTCGAGAAGGTGAAGTCATCGCTCGCCCCCGTGTCGAACTGGCAAACGCTCACCGAGTTGAGGCAGTTCGCCGTGCCCGCGCCGAACATGAGCGTCGTGCCGCTGCAAACGCCGAGAGAAAACTGGCTGTCGAACGTCGCCAGTCCATTGATCCGGATGAGGAGGCCGAGCCGGAGCGCATTCCACTTCCCAGCCCACGGCATCTTTCGGCCGAACTCGCCGGGGCCGGTGAGCGACAAACGGTTCTGCGCAGCTCCGCCGTGCGTCGTGCGTGAAACAATGGTGCCCCCGGTTACCACGCCGGCCGCTCCCCAGCCAACGCCTCCGCTCAGGGCAGCGGCGGCTCCCAGCGGGGAGCTTTCCAGGAAGTCGAGGGCGAAGCCGTCATACAGGCTGATCTCCGGCGGGACGATGGCGTTCTTAAACTGCAACTGGGTGACACGCTCAGATACGCCCAAGGCCGTGGCGTGCTCGTACATGTCGGTGTCGATCAGCAATGGGGCGAGAGGCAGGTCGGATATTTTCTTGTTCGCCATAGCTATTCCACGATTCGCGAGTCGCCCGTCTCCGTGATCCGGAAGTCACCTTCCTCAGTGATCCGGAAGTTCCCCGTCACTGGCGGTGTGCTCCCCGCTGCAATCTGGCACCAGAGCCAGAGAATGATGACCGCCCGCTGCTCCTCAGTCAGAGAGGAGAACAGGCGGGCGTCATAAAGCAGATCGTTGGGATCACAGGCCATTTATTCGTAGGCCGCATCAGCAGCTTCCGCTGGCGAGGATTCGTCGTCTTCAGCGGCCGGGGTTTCATCCTTCTCGTCCTTCTCCTCGTCGTCCTTGTCACCGTAAACGCATTTCACTGACACCTCTCCCTCGTAAACCTCGACAACTTCAACCATCTCACGGCTGCCGGGCTTGGGGTTGTCCTTGAAGAAGGACATCGGCACAAGGGCAAGTTGGTCTTCCGTGGCGTCGCTCTTGTTGTTGTCGGGGGTGTCGTTGGATTCGTTTGCGATGGAGGCGTCCTCGGAAGTCGGAGGAGCTGCATCGTCATCGTACATGTCATCAGCCATAAGTGCCTTTCAGTAAAAAGGGCTTGCCTACCCCGCAGCAGGCAAGCCCCCACCAACGCCGTCAACCAAGATCGTTTACGGGCACAGTGCGTTGCACGAACCGTAGCTCTGAGTCGGGTAGCCCGGATCAGTGTTGCAGTTGCTCACTTCCGGCACGCAGAAGGGCTCGCCACGGTGGAAGAACGCATTGATGAACTCCGTGTACAGCGGGCGGATGGCCAGCTTGAAGTCGGCGATGAACTGGCCCTTGTTGCGGCGCTTGTTCTCGACGACGCAGCCATTCTCACCCGCGCCCAAGTTGTCCATCACGAATTGCCACTTGCCGCCGAAGTTGCGCGAGCTGAAGGGCATCTCAGGGTTCACCGGCTGTGCATCCATGACGAGGGCTTCCATTCCCTTCTTGTGCCAGATGAACGTGATCCGGAACTGAGCCCGGTCGAAGTCAGGATTCTCAACAGAGCCGAGTCCAGGAGCGCCGCCCGCGCCAGAGGTCACTTCGTTCTTGTAGGGCAAAACGATCTGGTAGCGGTAGCGATTCGCACCGGCTCCCGCGCCAAGATCGCGCACGAAGTTGAAACGGAGGTTCATCGGGTCAGTGCGAACCATGAAGTTGCCGATCTGACCGCTGAACCCGTAGCGCCAGTAGGCGTTCGCCGAGTCCCACTGGGTAAAGCGCCAGTTGCCGCTCACCGAAGGAGTGCCGCCGACGCCGGTTGCGCCGCCGAGCTTGTCCAGCTCCCACGCCGTCGAGATGTCAGTCACCAGCTCAATGAACGGAGCCGTTTCCTTGAACGGGTTCTTGCCACCGTAACCACGGCGCATGAGCGGCTCGAACCGGCTCTGCAACATCTGCGGGACGAGCTTGAACACGGACGCCGGATTCGCCGACGTGTCGAAGAAGATTTCCTCGTCGCCCACAGTCGTCCAAGTGTACGTGAACTCGGTCATCGAGCGGTTCGCGATGAACTTCTTGTCCGCGAACTGGAGAGCCCGCTTGCGGAGGAAGTTGGACATAATATCGGTCGTGGCCGGCCGAAGAATGTCCGAGATGATCTGCTTGAAGTGCTCCTGAGCCTTAACAACGTGCATCTCCTGATCGAAGCACAGGAGCGGCGTCTGCCAGCTCTGCTCTTCCAGGTAGTAGGTGATGCGCGTCGCACCCCAGCCGATGCAGTGTTCGGTCTTGTCGCAAGGAGTGCCGACGCAGTTCGCGTAGGTCGTGCGATTCCAAACCTTGGTCGTGTTGGGGAAGACGTGACGGAAACGATCCAGCGTGTGCTCGACTCCAGAGAAGGCGTCAAACGTGCCGGTGGCGACGTTGAGAACCCAGGAGTCGGTGGGGCGGATGTCCGAGAGGATGAGCTTGTCGTAAACAGGCTGCTGATCGACGAGATACTGCGCAAACTTTGTGCAACTAATCGTGGCCATAGGCTTCTCAAAAACATTGGGTTACCAGCGAACGATGAGCGCAGCGACATGCTGCAAGCACACTTCGACTGGGGGTGTTTTTAGAAGCCGGCGATCTTGTCTTCCTGCCACACTTGGCAAGCCGGGCCGGTTGTTGAAGCGGGCGACTGGCCGCTGCTGAAAACCTTCAGCGAGGCGAAGTCAGGTGAACCTGACTGGTGGGGGGTTTACTCCTGAAAAAAGAATCGGTCAACGAGAAGTTGCGGGATTCCACTCGCGGAGCATCCGTTCGGTGATCTTGCGCAGTGCGCTATTTTCGATGGCAACCACGCCAGCGGAGGAGAGCCCTACGAGCTTTCCCACTGCCTTCGCGGAGCGCAGTGGGATAAGCTCTGATTTGATGGGAGGCGTGGCCGTTCCCCAGCGGACACCCGATTTCACGTCACGTAGTTGGTCATCCGCTGCAAAGAGTTCGCCATTTCGTCACCACCGGCAGGCGCTCCGCCGTCGCTCGGCCGTCGCTGTCCGTCTCCCGGCTCGCTGTCTTGGAACGCGGCGATGGCCGTCTCCAGCTCGGCAACCTTGGCCTTGAGCGACTTGTTCTCATGCTTCAGGACACTGAAGCCGATGGCGCGGTTCCTCATCGCGGCGTGAGCCTTGATGATCGCGTCGCGCTCCTCGACGGTCTTGGCTTGGTTCAAGTTCTTCTTGAGCGTGTCGTCGATGAACGCAGTGGCCTTCTCCAGCTTCTCATTGCGCTCCGTCTCGCCCTCGACCGGCCGGAGGTATTCGTACTTATCCTGAGCCTCCTTGTTCACGGCAGTCCACACCTTCGCCGTCTCCTCAGAGCGGGCCTTCTGCTTCGCCTGCATCTCGGCAGTGCGCTGCTGCTCGCGCTCACCGCCTCCCTTCTTCGACTCTTCGAGCGCCTTGTTCTGCTTGTCCGACAGATCACGGATCGTGCGGCGATGAGCCATCACGTCGTCGGCTGAATCTCCGAACCATTGCTTCGCCGTGGCGCGGGCTTGGCCGAGCGGCATGTTCGACAGCGCGATCAAGTCCTGCGCATTGGCGACGCGGGAGCTTCCGTCGTCGTTGGTGATCGTCAGCTCCTTCAAGTCCGAGATGGCGTTCAGCCACGCCTCTTCGTAGGGCTGCTGAAACTTCTCCGCGAACTCCTTCGACTTGGAGAAATTGACGTGGCGGATCTCGTCCTCCAGCTCTTTGTTCCGGGCTTCGATGCTGGCGAACCGTTCCTGGTGCTCCTTGGGCAGCTCACCGGGCTTCTGCGCGAGACGAATGTCGGCAAGCTCCTGCTGCAACCGTGCGTTGTGCTGCTTGTAGCTCTCGACGAGTTTCCACGGCGACGTCTTGCCGGGCTTCCCGTCGGCCGGCGGCTTTCCTTCGTCCCCGGCTGCGGGCTTCCCCTCGTCGCCAGGTTTTACCTCATCGCCTTCTTCGCCGGTCTTGTCCTCCAGTTGAGCTTCCGGATCTTCTGCCACGGCCGGCTTCGCGGGCTTGGGTGCCGGCTTGGGTGCGCCCGGTGCCGTGGGCTCATCGGTTTCCGGATCGGCGAACCTCGCCATGTCGGCGTTCGCCTGATCGAAGGGGTTCGTGATCTTGGCCGGCGTCGGCGCGGGCTTCGCTGGCGCTGCCGGCTTTGCCGCCGCTGCCGGTTTGGCCGGTGCGGATTTCGCTGGTGCAGCGGGTTTGGCCGGAGCCGGCGCTGCGGGGGCAGAGGCGCGTGCGGCTGGGGTGGCGTTGGGTGAAGGGGCTGCCGCTGGTGCGGGAGCGACGGGGGCGGGTGCGGGGGCGGGCATGATGGTTTATCGGATCTTGTGATCCAAGTTTGCGGGTGGAGTTGTTGGTGGTGTTTTTGGTTGCTCAGCAACATTGAGGAGCTGAGTGATGAAATCTCTCGCGCCGACGATCTGGTGATAGCAGGCGGCGGCGGCGGCGGGCTCGTTGGTGGTAGGCAGAGAAAGAACATGATTGATGAGCGCGGCGTGAAGTGCCTCCCGAAATTGTGTCGAGACGACGAGATCACGATGGGCATTGGCGAAAGGTTTGTTCGCCTGATAGTGGAGCTTCGGAGTGAGGTTCATTTTTCAGATGCGGGTTTCTTCTTCGGTTCAGCCTTGGCCTTGGCGCGTTCGCGGCGGATCTCCGCAGCGGTCTTGATGTCCTGGCCCTGAATCTCGGCGTGAGTGCGCTGCGCTTCCGCAGCCATCTCCTGCTCGTGCTGTTCCTGTTTGCGCTTCTCTTCAGCCTCCCATGACACCTGACGCTGGGCAGTCTTCTGAGCGTGCGCCGTGCTGCTGCTCTCGGCCTTCACCTTGGCCTGTATGACCGTCGCTTCAGCCTGGGCCTTCTGCTTCGGGTCAACCTGCTCACCGCCGCCATTGGCCTGTGCCGCCTTCATCTGCTGCTGCAACCGCTGCGCGAACGCCTTCACCATGTTCATCAGCTTGCCAAGGGCGTCGGCATACTTGCGCACGCGCTCGGACTGTTCCTTGTCCTGGCTGATGACTTGAATCTGCTCGTCGATGGTCTGGCCGACGGTCTGGAGTCCGACCAACTGTTCCGGCGTGGCCACTCCCGTCGTCTTCTGGATGCGGCCGACAATGATGGCCATCTCGGCCAGCAAAACTTCGGTCACCTCGACGCGGTTGTCCGTCACACCGAACTTCACCGGCAGTCCGAGCATGAGCGTTCCCATCGACACCATCGCCTTTTGCTTCGAGCTGGTGAGCTTGTCCGCCTGTTCCGGCACGAGGAGCTTCGTGAGCCCCGGATCGTCCGTCGCGGAAAGGGTGCTGATGCGGAGGATCTCGCGCTGGCTGTCCGGATCGTAGAGCGGACGCCATTCCATGAGTTGCTGGGCGATGGCCATTTCGAGCGTCTTGTTGCCGCTGCCCATGACGCGCTCCGGCTCCAGCTCCCACGCCTCGGCAACCATCAGCTTCTCCGGCACGCCGGCCTTCAGACAGTTGAGACGAAACGTGCGAACATCCACGTCGCGGGAGTTCTTGACCATGAACCGGCGGAAAATCTCCTCGTACTCAAAGTGCTGGTACTGGTACGCCTGAAGGAGTGACGACGAGATGAGCGCGGTTGTCGCGTTAAGCTCGGTTCGTACTTGGAAAGCAGTCTTCTCGACGTCGGGGTTCGTCTTGCCTTGGCTTTGAACATAGGAAGAGGAGTTCTGATTGACGATCTGCTGGTTCTGGTTCAGCCCAAGCTCAGCGAGCTGCGCGTTCACCTGCCACCGTTCGGCCTGCGGGAGAAACTGCACCGTCTCGTCAATGATGCCACGGCTGATGAGGTTGATCTTCAGCGCACGCTCCGCGTCGTCCATCGACTTCACGCGCATGTACATCATCAGCCCTTCAAACACTGCCTCGTTGAACTTGCAGCGAAGACGGTTCTGGAGATGGCACACCGCGTAGAGCAGGAAGCCGAGCGAACGGACGGAGTGGTAGCGGAAGGGCGCGACGGCCGACAGATCCGCGAACTGGAAATTGATGATCTCCGACATCTTCGAGCCGTACTTGCGCGTGCCGGGATCGTAGAGGAAGCCGGTGTCATGGCCCTCCTTCCTGTTGGGCAGGACGCCTCCGATGCCAGGCTGTCCGAACGCATCGAGCACGATCCGGCGGTTCCATCCGCTCACCTTCTTGTCGTCGTTCCACCAGTAGAAGTCCCACGCATCGATGGTGGGCACGGCGTCCGACGCGTAGAGCCCGCTGTCGTCCTTCATCCGTGACTCCATCTTCTCCGGTGCCCACACCTGGGGCCACTGCGTCCCGGAGAGCTGCGCGGTGTTGGTGTCACACCATTTAATCATCTTGTTCACCACCGGCATCTTCCACGCGGGATCAACCTTGGGGCCGCTCGTCAGCCGGCGAAGCTCGTATGCCGTATAGCTGCGGAAGATGGCGAAGAACGGGAGGTTCTTCATCGTGAGCAGGGTGTTCGACGGGATCATCACGTCCTCGATCCCCACCGAGTCAGGACACCAGTTCTGGGTCGATGGCCACGATGACGGGCCGATGCCATGAAGGCAGAGCATCGCGAACTTCGAGCGCAGCGTCTCGAAGTACTGCGGCGACTTCTTCATGATCTTGTTCACCTGGTTGCTGACGACGGTCCCGTACTGCTGCCGTTTGTGAAGCGGTCCCATGTCAGTCCGGGCGGTGAAGAAAGCGCCGGGCTTCTGGAAGGCGTTTGCGAACTGGGAGCGTGCCTCATGGGCGAGCTTCGTGCCCTCCAGCGAGTTCACGTTGATCGCAATGTTGTTCTCCGTCTCCTCCTGAGCACTGTATGGCGGGGAGCCGTTGAACAGTGAATCGATCCGCGCACGGTTCAGAGATCGGGGATAGTCAGCAAGGCGGAGTTGCTGGCAGATGCTCTCAATGGCGTCGGGAGTCGAAAAATTCATTCCGATTCGGACGTTATTCCTGCCCCGTCACGAGGTCAACGGAGGAGGAAAGCCGATCTGGGAGTAGAAATTCACGTCTGAGTCGTCGATTGAGTGAGGCTGGAAGCGGCTTCCATGCTTCGGATGGAAGATGGGGCCGAGCGTCGAGATGTCGATGAAACGACGCCGGCAGATGAACCAAAGGAAATTGAGCATCCAGTTGTCCCATCGGTTATGACCGATACGAAACTGCTGTGGCACCTCGACGTAAGCCCGCTTCCAAACGTCCTGCGTCGCGCAGAAGAAGTCCGCTCCCAGGTCAACCACTCGTGCCTTGAAGTAGTCCTCCGTCGCGGGATCGAACTCCAGCCGTTTGCTCGTCATGGCCATCGCCTGCTTCTGCCATCCCTGATCGAGCAGCTCCTTCAGGTTCGGGGCAACCACGATGTCGGCGTTGAGGATGCACGTCGGCGAGAGCTGCTTCGAGGCGATCCAGATCATCAGCGAGATATGAGGGAACTGTTCGGCCTTGATGAAGTGAGTGGATGGCGTGGCGAGGCGCTCGTCGAAGTCGCCCAAGAGAAAGATGTCGTCGAACACTGCATCCCACGACTTCTTGGCGCGGAGCTGGTTCTTGGCAACCTCCGGGCACTCGTCCAGCGGCCGGAAGGAGGAGACTGCGCACAGCTTGCCGGGCTTGGGTCGGAACGAAGTCATTTCATGTGGTAAGTCGAAGTGGACTGATACGGGACCGGGAGCTTGTAGCCCTCGCCGTTGCAGTGCGAACACGGAGCGTTGAACTTCGGACTTTGGAACTGATGGACGCCAGTGCCGTGGCACACTGCGCAGCGCCACCAGTTGTCAGACTTCCGGATCATCGGCAACGACTCCGCCTTCTTGCTCACGTCGCGTCCTCCGACATCCGTTTCTCTTCCTCCGGCGTGGGCACCCACTGTTTGATCACGGCCACCTGCTTCAGCTCCGGTGCGATGAACTCAACGAGGCACACGCGAGAGCAGTAGTGATGCTCCAGCCCTCCGTAGGCAACGTGGTACCACGCCACGTCAAATAATGGAGTGGTCTCCGGGGTCTTGCCGCACTTCCTACAGGTATAGAGCTGGCTCATAAGGTCAAAACATTGATCGCCTTCTTCTTCGCTTCCTCCGCCCACATTGGGGAGTGCTCTTTCTCGACGCCATCGTACCCGGGCGAGCAGGACCACGCCGCGCCCTTGTCGCCGCTGAGCAATCCGCAGCGGCCGTAGTTCTTCGCGTTCTTGGCCCGCGTGTAGTCCGCGCCAAAGTAGCGAGCGTGCAGCAGCTTCATTCCCGTCTCACGGCCGACGACAGGGTTGCAGTGCTCCAAGTCATGCTTCCCGCGAATCCAGTTGATCCGGATCTCAGGCTGGAAGATCACCGGCTTCGAGTAAACCGGCGCGTGAACCCCCATCGGGTTGAGTTCGTAAATCTGGCTCCGGCCGTCATCCACTGGGAAGCGGTCTCCCACCAGGTTGAAGCCGTTGGGCTTGATCACCTGAATCCCTACCGACTTCGCCAGGCTCAGCACACCACGCATGTCCGGCGAGTAAATGAACTCGTCGCTGTCCGGGATCATCACCCAGTCGAACCCGCCACGGGCCTTCGGGTACCACTCCTGCCAGTGAGTGAGGAAGAGATCCTCATCGATGCCGGAGGCGTACGGCCACTCTCGCAGCACGACTTTCGGATGCGCCTTCAGCAGCTTGAGCGTGCCGTCGTCCGAGCCGTCATCCCACGCGCTGATCTCAGTGGCGAAAGTCTCGTAGTGGCGGAGGAAGAAGGGAAGGACGTCAGCGCAGTTGTGAGTCAGGACGAAGACGATGATTTTCATGGCGAGATGTGGTGGATCACCCGCTCCATCGGCGACGCTCCGTTTCCGTGGAAGATGATCGGGTATTCACTGGTATCGATGGCCTTCGCACGCGGGCCGCGCAGGTCGAGGTTCTGATCCGAGCCCAGGTTCAGGCAGTAGAATATTTCGCACTTTCGATCCAGCTCGATGGGATGCCTCTTCGACAGGAACAGGTCAACGAGGATGCCCTGATCGCACTGCTCACGTTTCGCAGCCGTGGCTGCCACGTCCTCCAGCATCGCCAGCGCCGCCTTGGTCTCACCGATCCATCCTCCCGCGTTCAGATACTTGCAGCGATGAATCGACTCCGGGTAGAGCGCAGCCTGCTCAGTCTTGGGCCACGGGTAGCACTCGGCCGCGCACACGATGGGTGAGTTGAACGCCTGATACTTTCTGAGTATCTCATCCCATCCGGCCGCGAACACGATGTCGTAGCTGTCGGTGAAAAGGAAGTGAGTGAACTCATTGGCGTGCTCACGGACAAACCGCGCCTGTCCCTCGCTCTTCTTATACCAAGGGATCGTCGTCCAGTCCGCGCCCTCCCAGTCAGTAGGATCGAAGTTCTGCGGCTCCAAGCCATGCAGCTTCGCGGTGATAAGGAACGCGCCGAGATGCTTCTTCGATGTCGGTCCCCAGGTGCTTACGAGAACAGGTTTCATACAAGTGCGGCGATGACTTCACGGTCTCGCTTCTCGTGACCGGCACAGATGCCGATCAGATAGGCCACGATCAGCTCGGCCGGGACGCAGAAATTGATGCTCCAGTTGTAGCAGTCCCGGTAGAAGTTGATCTGCTGATACTCGGGCGGGATGGTTGGCACGAGCAATTCGTAGTGGTAGGTCACTTCCTTTTTGAACCAGAACCGGCGCATCATCCAGTGACTTGCCACATGCTCCTTCACCAGCCATTGCTGGCCCGTGATGGTGATGACGCGTCCAAGCCATTCAGTGACGTGCTTGTTCTGGAGCGGCTGTTGAATCTTCTGATGGTCGTGGAGGTAAGTGCAGCAACACATAATTCAGATTACTTCGGGCCAAGGTCTGGCGATCATCTCTTCAAACCAGCCGATGGTGTGATGGCCGGTGGCATCCGGTGCCGTGTTAGTCCCAAGATTCTGTTGGCGGCATCGCTCAGGCACGCGTGCCCAGTTGCGGTTGTGACGCCAGCGCAGGTACTCCACTCCGAGCGCCCGGTAATGCAGCAGCTTGATCTCTACTTCCGCACTGCTCTTCGGGTTGAACCCGGAGTAATCCACACCATGCCGGCCGACAGTCCACTGCATGTGCTTCCTGAAGATTGCGGGCTTGCCCCAGATGCCATCGACGAAGCCTGTCTTCACTTCGTCGTAAATCTGGCCGGGCGTGGTGGGGAACTGCTGAGACACCATCGTGTACCCCTTGATCTGAGGGCACTCCACATCCTCTTGCAGATACCGTCTCAGCACTCCCTTGATGTCCGGGTGGTACAGGAACTCGTCGGCGTCGATCCAGATCACCCAGTCCGCTTTTCCCCGCGCCTCTTTCCAAGCCTCGTTTGCGAACTCACGGAACTCGTCATCGACGATCCCCGCAGAGCCCGGCCAGTCACGAAGCTCGGCAGTGTGGCACGAGCGGATGATCTCACGGGTGCCGTCCGTCGAGCCTCCATCGAAGAAGACAAACTTCGTCACAAAGGGCGCGTAGTGACGCAGCAGGTAAGGCATCAGCCTCGCTTCATCCCTACAAATGCAAAACAGCCAGATCGAGAGTTCTTTCATTCGTCCTTCGTCATCATCGCCAGATAGTCGGTCTTGTCACGAGGCCCGGAGCTGAACTGTTTCGCGGTGATGTCTCCGGCCGGGCACGGAATCGTCCACAGGTAGGTGTTCGAGTAGAAGTCGGAACCGTCCAGCGCCATGATGAGCCCCTTGCGGCACTTCGTCCCTTTCACAAACCGATGAACAGTCTCCAAGTGCTCCATGAACTTCTCGTGCCCAAACTCCACCTCACAGCACTGATATTTGTTCACCCGTTCGACTGGATTGCTCATTTCGATTTAGGCTTGGTGTCCGGGCACTGCCGGATCACCCATTTGAAATGCTTGCTACACAGCTCCCCAAGAGCGTGATGAACTTGAGTGGCGTTTTGCTTACACCGCCCCCAGCAACATCTCGTGTTTTCCTTCACGCGATCAGTTCGGGGGTCATGCCGGCTTCGGTGAGCCACTCGGCCTTGGTCTTGTTCTGGTGCCACGGGATGTCGGCTCCCTTCGCTCCAGCGCAAATCTTGCACGTCTCAAACGGCTCTTGCTTGGCGAGCGCCTCGCTCAGCCGGTTGTCGGTCATCCCTTCGATGGCGATGCCGTCAATGTGCTCCGGCAGTCCCATGAACTGCTTCGGGAAGAACGCGGTCAACGGGCACATGTAGAACCAGCCCTCGTGGATCGTCAGGCACCTGTTCCACGGGCAGCCGTGGTAGGTGTGCCCGTCGTTCTTCAGGAACAGCGGCTTGAATGAGCTGATCGGCTGCGGGCGAACGAAGAACCCGAACTGCTGCCCCTTGTCCAACGCGAAGGGAACGATGGACGGGTCCAGGTCCGGGTAGCACGACATCCGCAGCTCCATCTTGCGCGTGGCGAGCATCTCCCAAAAGTCGTCGTTCATCCGGGGCAGCAGCTTCCCGTTCGTCAGCACGCCGCACTGCTTCGCGATGCCGCTGTCGTAGCAGAGGCTCATCAGCTCAACCACCTTCGGGTGAAGGAGCGGCTCCCCGCCCTGCACGAAGAGCAGCTTGGTGCGCAGGTGATTCTTCATCACGTCGAGGTCTCGCTTCAGCACTTCGGGCGACATGAAATACTTCTCCGTGTGGAAGGTGCTGGCGTGGTTGCACACGACGCAGGCGTTCGTGCAGTGGCGAACCGCGTTAATCTCACAGCCAAAGTCAGTCTCGATCATAATGAATCCGGTCTGATGGTTGCACTTTCTCTAACTCACAGCGGCGGCATTTGAACAGTCGGAGAAGGACAGTTCCTTGTCGGCTGCCGTCGCCGCGCAGAACTATGTAACGCGCATCCCCCACCGTCTGCCAGTCGTGGCAGCAGAAGAGCTGACGGAGGAATCTGCGCAGCCATTTCACACTCTCAAGATGCCAAGCCCACCATGCGGCAGCGTCCCCTTGAACGCAGCGTGCTCCTGTGTCGCGACGATCTCGAACTTGTCGCCTTCGAGTTCATTCCAGTAGCGCGTGGTCTGCATCGACTCCGGCTGTACCCCATGAGGTCCGATGTTGGCCAGAGGATTGATGTCGTGGAACACGATCCAGCCGCCGGGGCGGACGTGCGGACGCCACAACTCCATCTCCTTCACGATGGTCTCGTAGTAGTGGCCGTCGTCGATGAACAGCATGTCGATGGGGCCGCCAAGGGACTCCATCACCTGCTTCACGGTGGGCTCAATCGCGGCATCAGCGATCAGCAGGTTCAGTTCATGGCCGTAAGGCTTTGAACCGATGGTGCCGTGGTCCTCGATGTCCACAGAGATCGTTATGTTGCCGGTCACCTGGCTCAGCAGGGCTCCAGCGAAGCCACGGAACGTCCCCAGCTCAACGGTGCGATCCGGCTTCAGCTCGGACAGCGCCAGGGCGAGGAACGTCCGCATCTCCCATTCGTGCTGTTGGATGTTGATCAGGTTCGACTCGGCGAAGATGGCTTGCACCGCGTTTTCGAGGTAGGTGGGCAGTTTCATTTCTTGGGTTTTGGTAAAGTGCAGGCGACGACGATAATAACAACGATCATGAAGATCAGACCGGATCGAGAGAACAGAAACTCAGCGATTGCTTCCCGTTGCTGGGGCGTTCCGACGTAAGCGGCGAGGAGTGAGTTCATATAATGAATTTCTTACCGCAGCGTTTGCACTTCATGGCGTACATGTGCCAAGGCTCTCCACTCTCGTCATCCGTGTAATCATGGAAATCGATCAGTCCTTTGGATGCAGACTCTTCGCACACGAATCTTAAATTGAGCCGGAACGTGGCGAGCAACCAGCGGATGACTTTGGGAGTCTTCATGCTTTCTGATAGATCGTGATTTCCTTCCCCGGTCGGCCGGGCTTTCCCTCGCGCACTCGGCGCAACTCTCCACTTTTCGCCAAGAGGCGGAGCAGACGGCGATGTCTGTCTCCGCCTTCAATGTCTTGGAAGGTGAACGGCTTCCCAGTGGCAGCCACTTCACGGATTGCCTTGGCAACCGCGCCGTAAACCCTGTCCGTCTTCCTCATGGCTTAACTGGCGGGGCTTCGATGTTGGTCTTCATCGCATCCAGCAAGAGAACCTGGCACTTCGGACAGATGTCGGCGGCCGTGGTTGTCGAGGACGACAGCCCTAGCGAACCGCACGCCGACGGTTCAGTGACGAGTTCAAAGATCGCCCGCAACTGGAATTTCTTCCCGGTTGAAAGCGGCATCGACACGTCACGGTATGGAGTGGCTGCAAAAGTCCCGCACCTGTCGCAAAAGGTTTTGGTCATGGCTTGATCGCGAGTGCTTTTTCACCTTCGACCAGCACGGGTTCGATGGCGTACGTGCCGATGAACTTATGCCAGTCGGCCAGCACGCCGGGGAACCAGTTCGTCAGGTCATCCACCAGCATTCCGCCGCCGCTGTTCAGCAGTCCCCAGTAGGCTTCGTAATCACGGAACACGTCTCCCTGTTCGTGCGAGGCATCGACGTAGATCAGGCCGGGCACCAGGCCGAGCCACTTGATCACCCGCGCTCCGTTAATGCTGTCGATGGCGAAGGGGACGATCACGTCCTGGCAACCGTTGGCGATGACGTTCGCCATGAAGCGATAGTAGAGATCGGGCCGGCCGAAGTGCGGGCGGATCTTGTCCCGCGCTCCAAGGAAGTGATCGTAGCCAAAGGACCACGTATCGACGCAGAGGATCGCGCACTGGCGCTGCTGTGCCTTGATGAGCTTCGCCATGTGAATCGCCGACTCACCGCAGAAGCTCCCCACCTCGACGATGAGGGAAGGGTTCTGCCGGCCGATGCACTTGGTAAAGATTTCACGCTGAGCGCCAGCGTCGTTGTACCAGACACCGCCCCACTCTGCGGCCGGGAAGCCGGTGTAGGGATTGATGCCTCGGTGAAGTTTGTCGATCAGCAGTTCGTGTGGAGTCATACGAGTTCGTAGGTTTTGTCGAAGATGTCCGGTTTGCACGGATAATTTTCCCCTTTGACTCCGGTGATGATCCAGTCGCCGGGGCAAACGATGTGCCCGCCTTCGAGCGTGTCGATCCAGCCGTGACTGTCGAAGGTCAGACCGCAGTGAGCGCAGCAGGAGCGGCCGTTGACCGTCGGGTCTCGGTAGTAGCGAACGACATCTCCCTCCCAGTCCTGCTGTTTGCGATGGGCACCAGTGAAGGTGACAACTTCTCCGCCTACGAGCCCTTGTTCGTCTTTGGCGTAGTCCATCGGGTGATCGCCGTTCTTGAACCAGCGCGTCGCATCGATGACCACGGGCAGCTTGCGAAACTTCATAGGCTTGCGAGCAGTGATTTCGGGGTGCATTCAAATGGCTTGTCGTTGACAACAGGTTTCTGCGGATCGTTCGGAGACGCGTGGCTCCAGAACTGGGCAATCTTCCCGTGCGGCCACTGGCCTTTTTCCTGATCGAGCCAGTGGTAGTCGCCTTGGAAGAACTTCCACGCGACGGCTCCCAAGGTGGGGAACTCGGCGAAGGTCTGCGGGAATGAATTCTCGCACGACTTGATGAAATCCCCGCAGCTCATGCGCGTGTGCGCCTCGATGCACTCCCGCGCCTTCTGGTACGTCTTCCGGGGATGAACGGCCGGGTGCCGGCGCATCGTCTCCTCGCTGGGTTGCCAGCCGACGGCCTTCTCGACTGCCACCTGCCACATTCCAAGGTTCGCCTGCTGGAAGTTCACCAGCCAGTGAAAGGACGCGTGGACGAGGATCGGCTTGCCGTCCACGAAGTAATCCTCCGGTGTCACCGGCTCAGTGAACAGGCAGTCGCTATCGATGTGGCACACGAAGTCCGCGTCCGTGAACTGATCCGAGCACATGATGACGTGTTCGTGACGGAGGAAGCCCTTCCCCGGCCAGTCGTCATACACCTGAACCCGGACGTCGATGCCGGCGATGGTTGAAATCTCCGAAAGGATCGGCGACAGCGCGGGGAGATCCTCCGAAGGGATCAAAACCTTCACCTGACGGAAGCCGGTGGCGAAGCGTTTGCACGATATGAGCGAGTAGCGGAGCCAGTCGAAGTGTTTGGCACAAGAGACGATGAGGATGTCGGTTGTCATGGAGTCAGTCGGTCGATGAGTGAGCCGTTCTTGTCGCGGTGAAACACCACGGCGGTTTTCGGGATTTGGTTGAGGAGATGATTGCTGCCTGGGGGGAAAGAGGGCGCTTCGCCTTCGAGTTCGTTGAGCATCCCGTCCTTGATGCCCCATCGCGCCACGGCGATGTGACCAATGTCGCGCACCTTGCCGGCGATCTCGTCCTGGCACTCCACGTCCCACGCGTTGCGGGTGTGGCTCATGGTCCGGGGAAGGAGCAGCGGAGTGTTCGCGGGGTAAATGGCCGGCGTGCCGTTCATGTGGGACGCGCCCTTGACCATCGGGCCGGCGAAAGGCATCCGGCAGTTGTCATAGACGTTCTGGAGCACTTCGAGCCAGTTCTGGCGAAGAGGGATCGCATCAGCTTCCAGCCACAGCCACGGGCGGCCGGCCTTGTGCATCACAATCGCGGCGTGCTGCCACGCGGCGGTCTGCGGGAAGGACGTTCCAGTGGGCACCCGATACGACGTGCTCATCACGCCACAGAACACATGCTCGGCCAGATGCAGCGCCTCCCTCACAACCTGGCCGTTGGTGCTGGCGTCGAAGGACAGCAGGCAGTCGTGCGTCTTGGCCTGCCCCAAGGTCTTCATCCACTTCAGGTTTTTGATGAGCTGAAGCACGTCCATCATGCAGAAGGGGAGCACGACGACGAAAGTGTCGGCGATGGCGAGGTTCAGGCGCTTCCTGAGAATCTCCAGCAGTGTGCCGTCCTTGTTGCGATGGAAGACGACGGCTTCCACGGGGAGCTGATCGACGGTGAACGCGTTGCGTGGGCTTTCGGTCTGCCGCGTCTCCACGAACGTCGGGGCCAGATCCTTCTCGCCGTAGAAATGATGGATGAGCGCCGTGTGCGTGGCGTGCGGCATCACGCGATCCGCGATGGCCACGTCGAACGCCGTCTCCATGCTCGCCTCAACGAGCGGGCCAAGAAAGTCGATGGCGTCGGCCGGGTAAACCGCGACGCCTGACATCAGGAACGTCCCTTTTTGGGGAAAGGGGTAGGTGTGTCCGAAGTAACGGCTGCCCTTGCGCATCTTGTCGATGGCGATCAGCCAGCCGCGCTTGAGCGGGATGGCGTCAGGCTCCAGCCACAGCCAGTCACGGCCGGCTTCCTTGCAATGCTTCGCCGCAAGCAGCCACAGCGCGTTGGCACCGGCCGGCCAGCCGACGACGGGCTTCTCCGTGCAAAGGAAACTGGCTCCTTTGAATGCCCTGTTGGCTGCGTCGAGCGTCTCCAAGCACTTGCCCCAGTCCACGTCGGCATCAGCGACGAGCAAAGCGTCGTACTCCTGGCACCCGCCGAGCTGGTGGATGAAATCAATGAGCGCCTTGGCCTGATCGGCGTCGGCCGCACAGAATGGGATGACTACGATCATGGGTTCAGATGGCTGCGAGTGCGCAAATCACAATGATGACGACGATCAACTTTACCCACGGGCTGAAGCTCGGAATGTCGAGGGACACCACGAAGGCTGCAACCTTGGGAGCAAGGTATTGAAAACCCCAGAAGGCGAGACAGAGCAGGAGAGCGATAACCATCCAGAACATGAACCGTTTGAAGTAGGCGCTCATCGGTCGAAAGTCCTGTCCCGCTCCATGCGGCGAAGAGTTTCCAGCGGAGTCTCACTGGGCAGCATGTGCCACCCGCAGCCGATGGTCCCGCCCTTGTAGGAGCCGGTGCCTTCTCCGACTTCACCGTCGAACGAAACACAGATGCACGTTTGAACCTTGTCGAACGGCAGCAGCGGCCAGCCACGCATCCGCCACGTCATCCGGTCAACGTGAACAGTGGCCTTTCGATGCTGAACTTCTCCGCTCTTGAGCGTGTAGGTGTAGTCATACGTCTCAGACACACTCTTCTCGGCCGCCTTCCGTGCGTCGTAGCTATCCAGGAAAGCCTTCTCTTTATCGTTCCAGATCGTTGCGGCCAGTCCGGGCAGGTTCGCCTTGTGCTCAAGGATCTCAGTCAGGTGGTGTTTGTAGCTCCACGGGAATTCAAAGCAGTAACTCTTCTTCCACCACGGATGATCGTGACGTGACTCGTTCTGATCGGCGAAGGGATAGATCCAGAACGACGTGTTGTGGATCGCGATGCCAGTCTTTGACTCCCGAATGCGCCAGACATTTGGGATGACGAGGTACAACGCAAACAGCCACGGGATTCCGAGATGAAAGAGGATTCCACCATCCGAGTCGCCGTAGCCAAACGTCACGGCCGCGTGGAAGTCGGTCACGTTCCTTCCAAACAGCCACTCGACGCGAAGCAGCTCCTTGGGGTTGCCATAGAGCCACGCCCGGCCGTGCCAGAACATCGAACCGAACGGCACTCCTTTCCGCTCCCGCAGATTTTGACTGCGAATCTTCATGATCCGGAGGGGGGAATGATTATCGGCGGATGCTCGGCAAGGTCCGCGTGGCTGAGCAGCGCGATGGCGAGCGTGCGTGCCTCGCGTGGCTGGAGCCGCATCCTGACCACGGGCGGGTTGAACGTCATCTGCACACAGCCGCCTTCATGGGTCATCCCAAGATTGAGCGGCTGTTCAGTGTCTTTCGGCGCTTGGCCGGGAACATGGAGTCGGTTTGAATCACTCATATTTTTTCAGGCTATCAGAATTTCACGGGCATTGTTGGTACACACCGTTTTGTCTTCACACTCACCGAACCATTTCAACCACCACCGCTCTCCGCCGACTGTTGGACGGCCGTAACGCCACATCTTCCCAGGGTACACTCCCGACGGATTCGAGTAGCTGTAGTCGTGGAGCATGAGGAACGTCTTCTCGTCCATGACCGCGTGCGTGTCATCGATGAGAATCTTTGAGGGGTCTGGCTGATTCCAGTGCTTCCCCATCGGGTCCGTGATCGGAGGGATTACGTTGGAATTGCGGTACATGGCCGGGCTCCTTTCTCGATCTCCTCGAACTCGGCGACTCGCTGCACGGTGCGAACGACGGCGTTGCCGAACTTGATGTCGCTTTCGTCGCCGCACGTCTCCAGCCACCACACGGCGCGGCCCATGAGCTGGTTGAGATCGCGGGCCACTTCGTTGCGCCATTCCTCCGCGTGCTTCTCGGAGAACTCATAGGTCGAGTTGAGATATTCGAGGCACTCGTCTTGGGACAGTTGTCTTTCGGCCATGACTCAGTTCTCCAGTTGAAGCTCCGGGTACTGGCTGCGGATGGCAGTCAACTGCACCTGTGCAGCTTCCAACTGTTTTTGAAGGCCGCGCATCTCCGCCTGGCGCTCAGTGAGGCTGTGAAGATCGTGGATGCTCTTGAGCAGTCCTTGCTTGTGATCCTCGACAAGTCCCTCGGCGCGGGACTGGAGCACTTTGGTTGCGCTCTGAGCATCCTCCCCCTCATCGAGCGTGGCCGTCATGGTCACTTCGGGGCGGAGGTTTGAGTAACTCTCGAACGGATGGTTGAACGTGCGGCCGGCAGTGACGGTGATGGTGGTTATTTTCATGGTTCAGGTGTTTTTGAGAATCCAGCATTGCCGGGCCAGATTCTTTCTTACGTCTTCGGGAGTGTGGGCAAGGATATGATCCAACGGAGCCCACACCTTCAGTTTCAGCGGGCAGCTACATGCGCTGCACACCGTCAGCTTCTCGTCGTGCGGGGTCTTGAGCTGAAGGTCACCGCGAATTTCGAGCTGCGTGCGAATCGTATCGGCAATCGGCTTGGTGAAGTAGCTCGTGAAGTCACCGCCGTCGTTCTTCGGGCAGTCGGAACAGATCGCGGCTCGGCTGTCAGCCAGCGGTTGCTCCACTGGCTTCGCGCCGTTCCCCAGCCATTCAACCAACACGGCAACGCCGGCCGCGACGCGCTTACTACCCGCCGCAACATTTCCCCACAGGCCCGTTTTTTTTTCAGGCATCACATACAGCGGCGCGGGAGGGTTGCCGTCGTCCACGATGATGAAGTCCATCCAGCCGCCGGCTATCATCCGGGCGACGTTGTACTGCTCGACATCGTGTTCGACTCCGGCGCGATCCGTCCGCCAACTGTGACGCTCGGCCAGGAAGGGATTCGCCTGGCGGATCATCATGGTCTGCTCGACGACGTGGTTGAAGCTGCCGACGAATTCCTGGGTCTGCCCCGTTTCCGGCTGTAGGAACCGGAACGAGTAGGGAGGGTGAGCCGTCAGGCTTTTCATTTTTGCCATAGGTTCTTATTCCTCATGGATTGCTGAGTTTTCGCAAGTGTCCAAGCGCCGGCACTGACCACGGGGCGAACCAAAGGAAGCCGCACACCCGGATGTCCGGATCACGCTTCTGCTTAATCTGCCGCCGTGCCTTGGCCATGTGCTTCTCATGGTAATCGTTTGGGCACGCCACGGTCGGATGGCCGAGCAGCCGGATGTCCGACGGCTTGCAGAACGCTCCGCAGCGCGGGCAGTGGCCACGGGCCAGTGGATTCCAGCGGACGACGGCGAGAGTCATTCGGAGTGGGAAGCATGGTCTTTGTTTCGTTTGGCGCTCCACTCCTTCAGCTCTTCAACCAGCTCAGTGAACGACTTTTCCTCGATCCCCAGGGCGTAGCGGAGCGATTCGATGGCAGCCAGTCGAGCCGACTTGCGCACCCCGCAAACAAAGCAGTTGCACTGCGTATCGTCTTTTTCCTGCTCAAGAAAAAGGTCGAGCAACTGCTGGAGTTCCTCTGGCGTCTTGGGTTTGGATTTCTTCACTGGCATGGCGACAACTGGATGACGGTTCTTTCTTCGTGGGGGGACATCACGCGCTCTTGCGAGACTTCGACTTGGACGTAGGCCGGCGAGTCGTCAATGAACGCGCCAGCTTCTTTGAGAGCGTCAACAAAGTGTTTGTCATAGAGATTTCGTTCGTCGCAGAGCTTGCGGCGGAAGCTCGTAATGCGGACAAGACAGCGCCCTTTGTAAGCAGTTTCTCCCGCATCTTCTGCCACAGGCTCATCGTCACGACATCGTTGAGCGACGGGACCGGGTGCCACACGGTGAGCATCAGCGTTGGCCCGGAGGAAGGCTTCACTGGCTCTAGGGTAGCGTTGGAGGATTTCTTCACGGGTCATTCTTCTTCTCCCCGGTGTGCGTGACGACGGCCAGCGGAATGATTTCGCAGAACTTCTTCTCCGGCTGTCCGGGGCTGCTGTTGAACGCGAGCCGGTAGTGCTCCGTCCGGTTGATCGCCTTCTTGGCTTCCGCCCGTGTTTCAAAAACTGTGCGCGGGCCGTCCGTCCATTCCAAGATTCCCCCGATGGGCTTGTCCGGCGACAGGTCCAGTCCGAGCGGCTGTTCGTGAACCTCGCACTTGTCGATCACGAGGAAGCCGATTCGCTTGAGAGTGGGTTTCATGCTCGGATGGCGTTCGTCATGCGAGCTTATTTAATTAAGAACTTGAAAGTTGGCAAGACTTTATTTAATTAAGGAGCAGACATGACCATCAAAATCACAAGCACCCACCCCATTCCGAAAGGCCGTAAGGAAAAAAAGCATCGGCTGCGCAAGAGCGAGAGGCAGGAGGCCATCGGCAACTTGAAGGTCGGTGAGTCGTTCGCGCTGAAGACTTCAGTCAGCTCCGTCTCGACTCTCATCTGGTGGGCTCAGGCCAAATGGGAAGGCCGCGAGTTCACGTCGGAGGCGGAGAGGCCGAACGTGCGGATCTGGAGGATCAAATGATCTTCGGCCGCATGAACAACATGGGCCGTGAATTCGTGCTCATCGGTCTCAACGTCGAGAACCTCCGCGAGATCGCTTTCGGCAAGCCGCTGGTGATCGGGCCGGTGCCCGGTGATCCCACGCTGGCGAACGTGCAGCTCATCATCCTGGCCGGCGAGAACGACGAGCAGGTGATGAAGGCGCTCGACAAACTTTCTGAACCTCCGACTCAACCTCCCGCCCCTACTGAATTATGATCTGCATGAAGTGCAACCAAGACCTTGCCGCCTGCCCTTGCCCTGACCTCAAGGAACGGTTCGAGAAGATACTTCAGTCCGAACACCTCTATGTCGGCCCGGACTACCAGGAACGCATCCGACAGCAGATCGAGCGCAACGAGGCTGAAAGGAGCAAGGCCGAGTGAGCGACACCGTTGAGAAGACCAAGGCCAAACGGACGCACGTCAATTTCTCGAAGGTGACCGTGGAAGTTGAGGGGAGGCCGTTCAGCTTCAGCCTCACGAAGAAGGGGATCGTCGTGCGCCGCTGGCACTCGCCAAGGCCCAAGGTGATTTCCTTCTCGGCGCTGGTGGACTTGACCATCGATCAAAGGCAACTGCTGTGAATGTCCAAGAAGAAGCGCAGAAGGCGCTGAACTGCCTCTTCATCGCCATCGATGAGCGCATTGCGAAGGACGTGGCGGTGAAGATGCAGGCTGCCTTCGCCGAGAAGGACGCGCAGATCGCCAAGCTCAAGAAGTCTTTCCTGCAAACGGAAGAGTCTCGCATGGCGTGGCTGTCCGAGTTCGACAACTACAGGAAGCGGCTCGCGGAGGCGCGGGTGCTGATCGGGTGCATCGGCTGGACCAGCAGTGAGCGCACCGACGTCATCATGGCCGCCGAGAAGTGGCTGGCCGGCGAAGAGCCGATGCTCAACCCGGAGTGGTTGAAGCTCTCAGCGGACGCCAACGCCCTTCCTTCACAGGATTCCTGCAAACCGATCAACATTGGCCAACCACCACCATGAGTTACGAGGATCTGTGCAAGAATCTGGGCATCGACCGGGAGGCGATCACCAAGGCGGCGACGGAGCCGAGCAACGGAGCCATTACCCAAGAGAAGGGGCTTTGGCGCGTGCCGATGGGCAAGCGCATCCTGGCACCCGACCGCAAGGATGAGGACGTGAGCCATCTCGTCAGCCCTCTCGCCCGCCGCATCGCCAATAAACTCAAAGCCAAACCACGTCGCGCAAAGAAATGAACACCGTCGAAGAATTTATTGCCCTCGCCCGCCGGATCTCCGCCCGCCTCAAACCCAGCCGGAAGTTCCAAGTGCTCAAGCCCGCCGATCTCTGGAAGGAAGGTGTGCAAGTCTGGGAAAACGATCTGTACGAGATCACCGTTCGCATCCATCACGAAGGCTGGCCGCTGGGCGGCGGCCCGTGGGTGCAGCTCGGCATCTGCTGTTTGGACGGCGAGCCGCGCCACGACTGGCGCGACTTCCAGATGATCAAGAACCAGTTGTGCGGCGAGGAGTGGGAGGCGGTCGAACTGTTCCCGGCGGAGTCGCGCCTTTGCGATCCGTCGAACTACTACATTCTCTGGTGCGCCCCCAAGATCCCGCTCGGCATGAACAACGGCCGCACGATTCAAACGCCGACGACGTGCATGGCTCCGCAGCGCGGATGGGCCGCCGGGAGCGAGCCGGCCGTCTGTCACAACCTCAAAAATGAACACCCCTGATCCACGATTGATTGAACTGCTCGAAGCCGCGAACGAAGTCCTCGTCAGAGGCGCGTCGGCGGCACGGCGAACACGGCTGCGCGAAGCAGTGGACGCAGTTCCACGCCTCGTCGAAACCATGTCCCTGACGCGCCCCCTGCCAACCCCGGCCGTGGTCGATATGCTCAACCGGGCGGTGGGACTGGCCAACGCTTCCAATGACATTTGCCTCCGGCTCCAGCACATCGACTTTGCGCTGAAAGAGACGCCGGTCTGATTTCCGTAAACCTCAACCAACAACACACCCCTATGTCCACATACCAAAAATGCCCCCCTGAAGTGAAGGAGATGGCCGAAGAGCTGATGAAGGAATTCCCTTCTTACAAGGAACTCATCGAAGCCAAGGTCCGGATCGATTTCCTGTTCGCGTTCGCTGAAGTCGGCGAGGACGGAGAATCAAAAGGCGACGCGATCACCAAGCACGGCATCCGGGCGCTGGGCGTCTGCCGCAAGCTCGGCGTGAAGGATCGAGTGATGGGCCGCGCAGATGCCGAAATCCTGTTGGACGGCGACTGGTGGGAGGACGCCTCCGAAGGCCAGCGCCGTGCGCTCCTCGATCATGAGATGCACCATCTCGTCGTCTGCTCGGATCAGGAAGGCCAGGTCATCCGCGACGATCTGAAGCGCCCGAAGCTGAAGATGCGAAAGCACGACGTCGAAGTCGGATGGTTCGCCCTCGTCGCCGGCCGGCACGGGAGCAACTCGCTGGAGATCGAGCAGGCCAAGGCCGTCATGGATTCCTACGGCCAACTGTTCTGGCCTACCATCGGCGCTCAGGAGCCGCTCCAGCTTTCCAACGGGCCGACGAGCGACGACGAGCGCACGCCGGCCAAACGGTCGAGGAAGAAGAAATGAGCCGCGCCAGCCAGATGCGGTTTGCGATGGTGGCCAAGCCCGGCGATCTGCGGGTGTGGAACATCGTGAATCCGCCCCGTGATCCGGACTACTTTCCGGTGAAGGATCACTTCCACGCCATGCGCCTCATCGATGCAATGGCGGAAAGCCAGCTTCTCATCCAGGGCATCGACTCGAACGTCTTCGGGCTCGAAGTGTTCAAGGACGGGGAGTGGGAGGAGTGGGAGAACGAGGACGGGGACGACATCGCAAACCTTCGACGAGCGGACAGAACATGATCAACGAGATTGCCGTATCCATCGCGCTCCTTGCCATTGCCGTCACTTTGGGCGTTTATTTATTCGCTATGAAAACTACCGAACTGACCACTGCGATCAACAACCTCACAACTGCCACCACCGGACTCTCCGATTCCGTGGACAAGGCAGTGACGGCCCTGGGCAACCAGGGTGCCCCCTCGACGCCTGACTCCGACATCGTGCCGCTCATCACGGCCATCGATGCACGGACGACGGAAATCAATGCGGCGAAGGCGCGGCTCGACGCTGCGCTCAACCCGCCCACCGTGTAACCAACTTGGCCCGATGTCCGGGTCATCGTCGCTCCGCCGGAAACTCAAAGTGCTCACCTTACCGGCGGGGCGGCGTTTTTTTATGCCCACATGATCGAACTCATCGAAGAGAAGGCTCCCACTCCGCGCATCAAAGTCCCGCGCCTGACCGACGGCATCAAGGCGATGGTCGTGGACAAGCAGAAGGGCGTTCGGATGCAGAACCGCACCGCCAACTCCGTCCGGGCCTATGCTCGCAGCCACGGCTGGGTCGTCGTCGGCCGCAAGGATGGTCCGGATCACCAGGTTGTCTGGAGGGTCGGATGAACTGCCACACCTGCCACTCGCCGCTCCTCTACTGCAACTGCATGGACTCGGCCGAGCAGATCGAGGCGTTCCTGAAGTCCGACGCCGGCAAGAAGATGGCCACTCCGCTCTACAACCAGCTCGTGCGGCGGGCCAGTTTGATATTCGACCGCCGAATCGGTGCGCCCCCTCCCCGGCCGCCCCGTGGCACCCGTCGCCGGGCGTGATTTTCCGCGAATTTTCCGTGCGGAATTCCGCGAACTCGGCCGGCGGAAAAGGTGGATCACTTTTCCCCCCTTGCGTGGCGATGAAACGAATGCGTTCTCAAACCACGCGTGTTTGAGGCAGGAAGTCAGAAACTACCCATTTACGTAATACGGTAGGATGTCCCCTTTTTACCGATTTCCGGTGAAACGGTAGGATGTCGGTTTTTGGCTCCTCCGATGAGGCGGCAAAAATGCACATCCGGTCACTTTTGGGCCAATTCCTCCAGCTCTCCCCGTATTCGCTCGACGCATTCCTGAATCCAGTCCAGTGAGTCGCCGTTGTGGCGGCCTACCCCGCCCCTCTGCCGGTAAACCAGCCATTGCCGGCCGCGCACCTCGATTTCCTGCCTTCCCGCCGGCAGATCCAGCACGAACTTCCGGCGGTAGCCCTTGGGAACCTTCTCAAGCAGCGGGATTCTGAACTCCTGCTCCTTCATCGCCATGACTCGTCGGCCGCGATGCGATCCGCCTCCCCCTGATCCCCGTTCTGCTCGGCCTTCTCGAACGCCTTGGCCTTGGCGTCCTCCCGCAGACGGATTTCCCGTGCTTTCTTGCTCTCCTTCTTGGGTTTGTCGGCCACTGCCGCCTTCGCCTCGCGCTGCTCCGCCTTCTGCTTTCTCCAGAACTCCCGCTTCTCCTCCGTTGAGAACCGATACAGGTCGTGATTCACCACCTGCCATCCCCCAGGCACCACCCGCAGCTTCCTGCCCTCCTCAACCTTGCTCGAATCGTCCAGGTCCGGATCGAGGAACTTCTGGAGACTGGTCTGGCACTCCTTTTCCGTGATGACCGCCATCCGCGCCAGCCCCGGCACCGACGACAGAATCACCCCGTCCTTGTCCTTCATCATCAAAATCGTCACCCAAAGCAGCCGATCCTCCTTGGAACCCTTCACCCAGATGCTCGAATACAGCATCTTCGACCACAACAAGGTAAATCCACTCATTGGTTCACCTCATTCCTTCCACCTTGTCGCTCCGCAAGGAACTGGACATCAAGCCACTCCAGAAATTGCTCCCCTTCCTGAACCGCCAGAGTTCGATCCGGCTCGCGCCCGCAGTGCTTCTGCATCATCCCGACATACCTCATCAGCCTCTGACGTGTTTCTCGCTTCAGTTCCGCGTGGTGTTTGGTCATGTCCAAATAATGTCCAGACATGTCCGCTATGCAAAGACAATATGTAAGACAATCGCATACAGATACAGATGATCCCCCTACCCCCTTAAATGGCGCTCGATTTTAGTCTTTTCGACCGCTTCGTAAGGTGTGACAAGTGCCCAGTTGTCCCTCGGATGGAGAGGAGGGGTACCTTAATTTCACCCCCCGTCATCGCCTGGCCC